ATGATGCGGATAAGTCGCATTTTGATGAAACGTTTAACCTTCGGAGGATTGTCACGCTGGAGATAGCACAGGAGCTATACGAAACTTGGAAAGATAAAATTGATAATATAATAGAATAGGGGAATTACATAATGGCATTTCATAATAAAAAGAAAGACTTCTTAAAGCAAACTATCTTCTCAAACGTACACGAAGGAACAACTAATCCTGTTAAGAAGTGGTATGCGTATATTACATTTGATGGAAAAGTTGTTCCTGTGTTTTATGACGGTAAATTTCGAGTAGAAGCTCTATCGCATTTTGAAGAAGTTGCTCGGATCAACGGTGGAAAATATAACGGTAATTTACACGCACTTAAAAACTAAATAGTGAAAAGGGGAGAGGTATGCAGTACTATTCAAATCGAAAGTATACTGTCACTGTAGTATCTAGGGAGAATGGAATGGTCAAACTTCGCACCATTGATGGATTTACATACGAGTTAACTGAGGAACGTTTCAAGGAATATTTGACGGTTGATGTAGTAGAAGAAAAGCCAGTTAGAAAGAAGTTTAAAGAAATGTCTCCATTTGAACAGCAAGAAATTGAGAAAATGTACGCTCAGTCTTGGGTAACAAACGATGTTACATACATAAGTAGTGAGTTGGTAAAGAACAAATCATTATAAATTATACAATACAAAAATAAACAGTTAAAGGGTGTTTAGATGACTTTACATGAGTTTCAACATAATGATATGGAATTCTCAAAAGACGGTCAATTAGATGAGTTGATTGCATTAGATAGATATACTGTTACCGCTTATGATGGTTATGCAGTAGGTGATACAGTAGTTGCTATTATTGATAAAGCAATGGGCAATAAAGTAGTAGGAGTAATTACAAAGGTAAATAACAATGAAACTTATGAAATTAATGATAGATTAGGTAAAACACATACTGTAGCGAAGGAGTTATTACAAAAACCACTCGAAACTAAACCTTCTCAACTTTGGGAACGATGGGCAAAAGGTGCTGCTAGTGTAGAAAAAACTCCAGAATTAAAACAAAAATGGGAAAATGAATTCCGTTGGTTGTTTGATGGATACCGTTATTCTCTAGGTGGACGTATTCAATTAATGTTAGGTCAAGAATTTGTAACTGGTAAACCTGCCGACTTAACAGCTTATAATTGCTTCGTTGTTAGATCACCTAGAAATAAATCTATGGCAGTTGAGCAATTCTTAGATGTTGTAGATGTAGCCTATTACGAAGCATCAATTATGCGTAGAGGTGGCGGTGTTGGACTAAATATCTCAAACATCAACACTGTTGAAGGTAGTAAGTCTACTAAACAATCATTCAAGTTCTTACTTGAAGATACTCACGTTGATTCACAAGAATTACAAGACAGAATTAAGTTAGGCAAATTTGATTCGGTTGAAGTTTATACAGACCGTGAAGAATGGCTAAAGTCTAATGATAATGTATTCGAATTTAAAGTTGGGGATTCAGTCGATGAGTTATTCGCTGGAATTGTGACAATGGTTAATGAATCATACAATGGGAAAACAGTAGCAATTGACTTTACAGGACTAAGACACCGTAACTCAATTGTAAAAGGTGTTAATGGTAGAAGTTCAGGCTCAGTAAGTTGGATGGAATTGTTTGTACTAATTGCTAAATTACTTCAACAAGATACCATTGATAATGTTGAGTTTGCTGAGATTTTCAGTGATATTGTACATCTAATTATCCAAGGTGGAAGTAGAAGAGGAGCTTTAATGCTCATCTGTGCCGATGATAACCCAAATGTTTACAAGTTTATGGAACGTAAGAAAACAGCAGGTTATCTATCTGGAGCAAACATCTCGGTTGGTATTTCAGATACTTTCATGCAAAGTGTTAAACGTGCCAAACAAAGTCTAAAAGACATGATTATGCCTAACTCAGATGATCAGAAAGCGTTGAATTTATGGAATGTGTTAATTGAATCAGCATGGACTTCCGCAGAACCGGGAATTGTTTGGATGGAAAGATATAATAAAGAGTCTAACAGTTGGTATTTCCATGAGATTGTTGCTACTAATCCATGTGGAGAGCAAGGCTTGCCAGAATTCGGTGTCTGTAACTTAGGACACTTTGTACTATCAAGATTCTTCGACAAAGAAAACAATGATGTTGCTTGGGATGATTTAGCACGAGCAGTAAGAGTTGCTGTGCGTCTACAAGACAATATCATTGACTATACTCAATACTTCCTTGATGAAAACAGAAATGTTCAATTATCTGAAAGACGTGTTGGAATTGGATCACTTGGATTGGGAACATTGATGATTCAACTTGGTCATAGATACGGCTCTGATAAAGGTAATAAGTTTGTTGATACTCTTTATAAATTCATTGCTAAGATTGCATACGAAGCGTCAATGGATTATGCAGAAGAAAAAGGAGTGTTCCCTGAGTTTGATTATGACAAATTCATTCAAAGTGGATTTATGCAGAAGTTACTTGCTGAATTCCCACAGTTGAAAGAAAAGTTAAAAACTCAAGGGATTCGCAATGTCACGCTACTTACTCAAGCTCCGACAGGTAGCACAGGTACATATATTGACAATATTCCTGAATTCCGTAAACTTTATGGTGGGACTACAACAGGGATCGAACCTTATTTTTCATGGGAATATTGGAGAGCTGGACGATTAGGCATCACTAAGCAAACTGTAGACTTAGCGAAAGAATATATGGATGCTAATGGTCTAACTGATATTAAACAATTACCTGATCACTTTGTTACAGCTATGGATTTACAACCTTCAGACCATGTTAAAGTTCAAGCAGCAGTACAAAAATGGACTGATTCATCAATTAGTAAAACAGCCAACTGTCCAAAAGACTACACAATTGAACAAACTGATGAATTGTATATGTTGTCGTATGACTTAGGTTTAAAAGGAATGACAATTTACCGTGATGGTAGTCGTGAGGCACAAGTATTAGCAACTAATGAGGAAGATGCTAAGTTAGAATCACATATTGAGGCTGATAAACTTAAGAAATTAAAGGAAACTAAAGTTGAAAAAGTTACACCTACATACGATTCTAAACACTTAATCCAGAAGCGTCCTAAACGTCTATACGGATTTACTGAAAAAGTTGGATTCTCATATGGCGATAAGTTTGGTCGTGCTTATGTAACTATCAATCTTAATGAATCAGAGCCTTGGGAAGTATTCATTTCCACTAAAGAAAAAGAGGTTAGTAGTTTAGCAAAAGCATTAGGATTAATGACAACTAAACTATTACGTTTAGGAGGAGCAAGTGACAATTTACAACAGGCCATTGATACTTTAACGTATGATCAAACTATGGGAACTTTACCAAGTGCGATTGCAAATATTCTTAAACAAATCCAAAAAGAAAAGTTGGAAGTTGAGATTAAGACAGGTAAAAAGGAATTTGAATTAGCTGAGTGTGCTAGTTGCGGAGAAAAGGCTTACGATAAAGGAAATTGCATCTGCCACACTTGCGGTCAAAGTAAGTGTAATTAATAAAAAGGAGGAATGAAAATTGGCTAAAATATTAAAGTTTTCAAGAGTTGGATGCGTACCTTGTAAAATCATGAGTAATTACCTTAATGATAAAGGTGTAGAAGTAGTGGAATTAGACGTAGAAGAGGATGCTCAATTAGCTGCTAAGTTTGGGATTGGTAGTGTACCTACATTGTTATTAGTAGATGAATCAGATGACATCATTGAACGTGTAGTAGGTTTTAACGATGTAGAAGTAGATGAATTAGTAAGCAAACTGTAACAAATACAAGAGGGCTTATTCAATTAATCCCTCTTTATAAAATAACTAATAGTAAAAGGGGATAGAAAATGACTTTGCAAATTAAAGTAAAATACTTTGAAAATACATTACCCAAGATTTCTAAACTAACTCAAGGTGACTGGTTAGACTTACGAGCAGCTCAAACAATTGAATTGAAACAATCTCAGTTTGGACTTATCCCACTAGGGATTGCAATGGAATTACCAGAAGGTTATGAAGCTCATATTGTACCACGTTCTAGCACATTTAAGAATTTCGGTATTATCGAGACTAACTCAATGGGCGTTGTTGATGAATCCTATAAAGGTGACAATGATCAATGGTTCTTTCCGGCATACGCATTGAGAGATACAGTTATAGAATTCGGAGAACGCATCTGTCAATTCCGTATAGTGGAGAAAATGCCAGAAGTTGAAATAGTTGAAGTTGAACATTTAGATAATCCAGATAGAAACGGACACGGATCAACCGGAACAAAATAAAAGGGGGAATTAACATTAAATTTTATGCCGATATAACAGGTGAAAACTATATCTTACAACTAGACAAACGTGAAGCAACATTGCTACATGGTATCACAGAATTTATATATAGATGTCATAATAAAGACTTCCTAAAGGATAGAATCTCAACAGATGAAATTGTGTTAGCTGGAGATATATCTGATGACATTGAAGATTATTTAACTGAAGAAGACTTTTGGGACATAGTGGAATAAAAATACATAACTTAGACTAGGAAGGGATACACTCTCTTCCTTTTACTACAAAGGAGACAGCCATGAATGAACAATTAACACCGCAAGAAATTTTCGACAAATACAAGCATCTCGGAGAAAAGACAGTACGTGTCATGTTCCCAGATACTATTAATTTTGCAACCTCTATAGGACTACAACCAGATGACCTCTATCAGTTTGGATTGATAGGTTGTTGGAAAGGTGCAAATACATACTATAAAACGAATCAAAAATGTACTATAAAAGGTCATATTATTCGAAATATCAGATGGACTATTCAACGCATGATTGCACAAGAAGGGCTATATCATCTGAGATGGAAATCAAAAGCAGCAGATGAAACTAATACTGTAGCGGTAATGAGTTTTGATTATATTCCTAATAATCAAGGTGATGAGAATGATACTTTCCATGATTTAATTGGACTTGACTACAATCTTGAAGGGGAAGTTGTTGGAAATGTCCTCATGCAAATAATTGAAAGAAAGTTTTCCAATAAACCTAGAACAATTGAGATGTTGAAAAAGAGAATTAGCGGTATGAATTGTAAAGAAATCGGTGATGATTACGGTATTTCAAAAGAAAGAGCTAGACAGATATTGAAGAAAGCTCTGAATGAATTGAAAGAGAATGAATTACAAGGAGTGATTTAATGAATCTATATGATATTGGATTTAAAAATGATATTACAGCTATCCTCAGTCAAGAATGGGAAGTTGACAACAGAGCTACATGGAAAGATGGTACTCCTATAGCAACAAAACGAATACTGCACTCTGTTAATTCCTATGATCTGTCTAAAGAGTTTCCGGCATCAACACTTAAACCTACTCCGATTAAATCATGCTTCCTAGAAGATGATTGGATTTATCGTCAACAATCTAGTAATGTAAAGGATTTAGGTTTGAATATATGGAATGACTGGGCTGATGAAACAGGTTCAATAGGTGAAGCGTATGGAAGCCAAGTAGCGAAACCTGTATTCGGATACCCTAACCAAATTGAATATGTGTTAAATGAGATTCAAAAGAATCCTACCTCAAGACGATTAATCATTGAATTATGGAATGTAAACGAATTACATAAGATGAATCTCGTACCTTGTTGTCATCATTTAAACTTTTCGGTTAAAGATGGTATGTTACATTTATTCTTAAAGCAAAGGTCAAATGATTTCCTTGTAGCAAATAATTTCAACGTTGCACAATACGCTTTGTTAGTACATATGATTGCGATTCATTGTAAATTAGAAGCTGGAATATTAACTCATGCTGTAGTTGATAAACACATTTACAATAAACACGAGGATCAGGCTTTAGAATTGTTAAGTAGACCAATTCACAAAGCACCTAAACTATGGATAAATCCAGAAGTAACTAATTTCTATGATTTCAAAGTGGATGATTTCAAGTTGCAGGATTACGAAACAGGAAAAAGTATGCGTTTCGAGGTGGCAGTATAGTGATTAATATTATTGCAGCATGTGGGCTTAATAATGAGATTGGAATTGAGAATAAATTATTATGCAAACTAGACAATGACATGGAACATTTCATAAGACTTACAACTGGAAATTTTGTTTGTATGGGTCGTAAAACATATGAAAGTATAGGTAAACCTTTAAAAAATAGACAAAACATCATTCTAACTAGGGATGTTAATTATAAAGCACCTGTTGGAACATTTGTCTACCATTCCGTAGACGATGTAATTAAAGCTTATAACAACCTTAACAATAATGAATCTGAATTGTTCTTCATAGGTGGCTCAGAGATTTATTCACAGGTAATTCCTTATGCAACAAGAATTTACCTTACAATCATTGAACACAAATTTGAAAATGCGGATGCATTCTTTCCACCTTTCAGTATGATGGATTGGAAGATAGTTAGCGATAAAACAGTTTTCCATCCGAAAGATGATGTGAATGAATATGATCATTATTTTGTTACTTATGAACGCAGAAAATAATATTAAATATACTAATATTTTACTTGATTAATATAAATTAACTTAGTATAATGAGAGTAACCTAATAAATAGGTTGCTCTTTTATTAATTTTAGGAGGTGAAAAGTTGTTACCAGTAACGGAATTAAGACCAGATTCAAATGGAGTAGTTGTTATTAAGTCAGCCGAAACTAATTGGAATAGGTTTACTGGAGTAATAGATTATCAGAAAGCAGTTACACATGTAAAAGAAGGTAGTTGTGGTGTGATCGACTCTAACACTGTTGTTAAGTTTCTTTCCGATAAGCAGATGAGAAGACATGTATTCAAACGTGATAAAGGTAAGTGTCACTATTGTCGAGGGAAAGCCAACACATTAGATCATAAACTTCCTCGCTCAAAAGGTGGTTGTTCAACACCAGTCAATCTAGTAGCTTGTTGTAACGAATGCAATCAAAAGAAAAAGAATATGAGTTACATAGAATACATGACATTAATAGGAAAAGAGGTGAAACAATGAGAAAAGTTAGTCGCAGCTTAGATGGACGTGTACAAGGCAGTCTGAATTATTGGCTAAACAGTCACGAAGAAGAAGTATGGCGAGATAAGAAAGTGAAACCTGATTCAATCTTATTTCCAAACAGTCGTGAAAGTATGGTTTATCCTGTACATACATATAAACTTAGTGAATTAAAAGAAATTAACTAATAATACATAAAAGTAAGTGCTTAGAAACGTTGATTTAACAAGGTTTGTAAAATAATTTCACAAACTATATTACTATAAAACTGTGATTTTATTGGGATTTTGAAGGGAGGTGAAAAATAATGAAAGCGATTATTAATGGAATAGAAGTGTCTGGTACTCCTGAAGAAATACTACAATTTCAACAATTGTCAAACGAAGCTAACAAAAACAGAAAATACATAGGAAATATTAATGCAATTACATATATAAAGCAACCGAATGATATTGCTAAAAAGATTATTCAAGAAATGGAGAAACTTGATAAATCAAAGACTTTTTGGGTGTAGTATTAAATGCGAAACATATAGGGTGACGACCAATCGTTGAGGAGGAAAATTAATATGAAATTCGGACAATTCCAAGCTTTAGAAGTTACTATATTTGATCAACAAGGAAATTTAATTACTGAACTTTACACATTAAAGAACAGTTATCTCCAAATAAAAGATAAACACGGATATTTATTTATCAAAGATGCTCTGTTAGATAAGAAATTCTTAGAATTTATTGGGAAAGTGGAAGAGGATAATTCAACTGATTTTGATAAATTCATTAAAAATAAAAAGTATTCTACAACAATTACATTCAACAATAGACCTAATAAAGTGTGTAAAATTATTGGTAAAGGGGTACTAAGAAACGCTACTGATTTCAAGGATAATGAGTTTCTATTTGAAATTCCTGACGCTATTTACGATGGTAACATTGACTTTATTAGTGATATGGAACAGGTTTCTGAGTTTGATTTTGCCTTTAGAATATTACCTAATGATAATGGTGACTTATTCAAAATGCACATTTAAAAACAATTAACTAATACATAACAAAGGTGGTCAGAGACTGGGCTACCTTTTACAACAAAGAGGTGATACATTGACTAAAAAGAATCATGGAAAATTATTCGAAGAGGACATGAAATCATCAGCAAAGGATCAAGGGATATTCTTCTACAGAGTTAAAGACGTACCCCCAACATTACTTAAACCTAATGCTAGAGTGTCAAAGAATGATTTTGATAGTTTCATATATAGGAAACCTAATCTATTTCCAATAGAGTTTAAATCTACTCAAAATAGGTCAGTATCCTTTGACGAGAAAATCATCAAAGGACATCAAATTGAGGCCTTAAAAGAAGCTGTAGAATATGATGGACTGATTGCTGGATTCATTTTCAACTTTAGAGAATATGACAACACTACATACTTTGTACATATCAATGACTTCCTTGCATATAAACACATAGCAGAAAATGAAATTACTGATCATACATACAAGAGTAAAGTTAATAAGAGTAGTATACCACTGGACATATGCAAGGAAATTGGAATTGAGGTACGGAATGTTAAGAAGAAGGTTAGGTACAGATATTACATAAATAAGCTACTGGATGAGTTGATTGAGAAGTTTAATAATAATTAACTTGAAAAATCTATTTGATAAGGAAAGGTGGAAACAGAATGAATATATTGGTAGATGAACGAGCATATGTTAAAGACGACAAACCTACAAATTCAGATTTATTTGTAGTTGTGAGAAAAAACAAACATCAAACACCTTACTTTATTATTTCTAATAATGATAAATTTGGATTAATAAATCTTCATAGCGGTAAAACGAATTATGTTGGGGATACAGTAGAAGAAGTAGTAAGTAGTTATTTGGGAATGAATCTTAATGATAAATTGAATCCAATTACAGAGTATTTCTTCGTAAAATCATATGATTCAAGTATTTCAGTTAAGAGAACATTTGGATATGAGAAGGTTAACAGATAAAAATTCTCTTTTATTAGGATAGGAGTGGCTGATATAAAGACTTGCAAGAAATGTAATGAGCAAAAAGAATTGACTGAATTTAGAAAAGTTAACAGTAATAAAGATGGATTGGATACTAGGTGTAAGGAATGTAGAAAACAAGAATATAAAGAAAATCCAGCACAAAAGGAATACTACTACAGACACCACGAGACATTGTTACAACGCGAAGCAAAGAAACGAAAAAATAAAGATCATAAAGAATATCATGTTCAATATACCCGAAAAGACAGAATAGAAAACAAAGAGAAAGTGTCACTGAGGTCATCAAAGTATAGGGAAAATAATAAAGAATATTATAATGACTATCAGAAAAAACGAAGGGTATTACGCAATTCATTGGATGATATGTACCCGGAATATATAGAATCACAAGTTTATGATTGTTTCGGTGACAAGTGTTACTTAACAAATACCGAAGATAACGTTATACTAGATCATTTTATACCTATCGGTTGGGGCCATGGAGGAACATATCACGGCAATCTTTATCCCTTAAATGTAAATATTAACTCAACAAAAAGTGGTAATAATCCATTTGAGATAATTGAGTTTATAAACGAAAAATATCAAATTGACATACATAAATGGAACAAATTAATTGAAACATTAGCTACATTAAACGGAGTAACTGTCGATGAATTTAAGGAGTTTGTTTACTGGTGTGAAGCTAATAAACGAACAGTGGATGATATTCAAGCGAATCCTGTTCCATCTATTGAATTATGGAAATCGACTACATTATAAATTATACAATACTAATACACATAGAAGGTTATACATACTGTAGTAATAGGACAAACATACATAAGCATTAAATAGTACAGAGGTGAAACATATGGAGGCAACAACGACAATCATCAACGGAATTGAATATGAGATTACAGAGACAGATACACATCATATTCTCAAATCACTGACTAAATCAAAAAATGGACTGTTTCGCACACTTAGATTCACCAAGGACACTACTGTACACGAACAGTCCATCAATTTTATATCTGATTTCATTGCGAGAGAAATTTTGTAATTCTTCTCGCTTTTTTGTGTTATAATGTGGTTTATAATTAACTACCCAAAAGGAGTATTACACACATGAAAAGAGTATGGTGTCTTTACCGTGTTTCAACAAAAGGACAAGTCAATCCAGATGAAGATATTCCGATGCAAAAAAACGCATGTCATAAATTTATTGAATCTCATCCTGACTGGAAATTGGACAGAGAGTTGTATGAAAAAGGTGTGTCAGGTTGGAAGAATAAAACGGATGACCGTGATGAATTAGTTAAAATTAAAAAGGCTGCTGAACAGAAACAGTTTGATGTGTTGTTAGTATTTATGTTTGATCGACTTGGAAGACGTGAAGATGAGAGTCCGTTGGTTGTTCAATATTTAGTAAGTCATGGTGTAGAAGTTTGGTCTGTGAATGAGGGAGAACGTAAAATCGAAGGCCATACCGATTTACTTATTAACTATATTACCTTTTGGCAGTCATCAGGCGAGAGTAAGAAAACGTCAATTCGTGTGAAGGAAATACTCGGACAAATGAATGAGAGGTCAGAGTACACAGGCTCAAATCCACCTTACGGCTATGAAGTTTATGATACTGGAGTTAAGCATTGGAAGTATGATAAGAACGTGAAGGATTTACGTATCAGTGAAACAGAATCAGAAGTTGTTAAATTAATGTATGATATGTATGTTCAAAAAGGTTTTGGAGTAGGTAGGATTACTAACTATCTAAATTCCAACGGATATACCACACGTAAGCAAAATGCTTGGAGAATTAATACAGTGTTCAGCATATTAAAGAATCCGATTTATTATGGACGGAAGCGATTCAACACCAAAGACAGCTCTAATCAAGGTAAGAATCTTCCTTCAAGTGAATGGAAGTTGGGCGAATATCGGGATGATTGGAAAATTATTGACGAGGATGTATTCAATCAAGTTCAAGAAACTATGTTCAATCGAGCAAGTAAGCAGTCTAAAACAGTCAGAAAAGGTAAGTTATTGCTTAATGGATTTGCTAGATGTGGTTATTGTAGGAATTTGCTAAATAGTGATACAGGTAGCAATTCTTACACGTTGAAAGATGGTACTAAAAAGAAGAGACAATTACACCGTTATAGATGTTTTACGCAAAGACAATCAACTATTCCACATGATAGACATACTTTCACGTCACATAAATATGAGGACGAAGTTATTGAAATTATTAAGGATAAACTTAGATCAATCAAACTGAATCAAAATTTATTAGAGAAATCAGCCTCATACAAAAAGGAAAATCACAATGTATTGTTGAAGGAAATTAACTCCATCAAGAAAACAATCCAATCTAAAACGAACGAGTTGGAAGTATTAAATAATGAAATCGTCAAATCACTCATGGGACAAAGTAAATTTAAGCCGGAACAGTTGAGTGTTGCTATTGAAAATTTAGAAAGCCAACTCGAACAAATGAATGGTCAATTAACTGAAAAGGAAAAAAATTATCATTCACTTGACAAAGAAGTGGAAAAGGAAATTGACTTTATTCAAAATGTGGACAAGTGGATAGAGGATTTAGACAGTGTGGATCATGACAAGAAGAAAGTTATGATTGGGAATTTAGTGAAGGAGATTTACTTTTACAAAGATAGTGTAGATGTGGAATTAAAGTTGAACCTACTCTGAGATATGGGTAGGTTTTTATGTGTGTTTCTATTCGTCTACCACTTCCCAAAAGAATAGTTACACACATAATAATATGAGTGTAGAAACGTTGATAAGACTGATTATAGCATAATTTGGTGTCCCTCAATAGCGGTGGGTGAGTAGGGGATAGGTTGAAAAGTAGGAGAGAAGGGAGGTTGATTTAATCATAATAGGTACACATATATGTATCTAATTTATATTGATAGTGATTAAATCAACCTTTTCGCAAAAAATAGGTACACCAGAATGTACCTAATATTGCCCTTCAACCCTACGTACATCAATGTTTTGCCTCAATTTGCTCTTTTATAATCTATTCTTTTTTCACATTCACACGAAAAATGACAACACTTAACTAGCTTCATTTATTAATTCCATTATCTCAGACGTAATTCTTTTATCATCTTTCGTTTCAAACTCAGCATCCAAAGGAATATTAACTTTACCTTCTTCATTTAACTTTTTAATTTCAGCATGAACAGTTTTAGTAATTTTCAACAATGCCTTCTTTGCTTTATCGTCTATATATTTACCTCTATAAAATAAATATGGAGATAAATAAAAAACCTTATTTCTTCTGTCAGTCGGGTGCTGTTCAGAGAGAATAAGGTTTTTCTTTTCCAATTCACGTATTTTCTTTTTTAAATATGATTCAGGTGATTTATTTTTATACTTTTTAATGGTCATCATATCTGCAATTAATTCTTTTTTAGTCAGATAGTTACCATCTTTTCTTAAATAGTTATCTTCCATATTTGTATACTTTGAAGCAAGATATGTAAGAAATCCTAAATCATCAAAGTCAATAATATCTTCATCTATCAAATTAATCGCCTCATTATCAAATATTTTTACAAATTTAGTTTTTCCAGCTTTCCACAAAGATTTCTTTGTGTGATTAACAAATATACTAAACGTCATTTCTTCAATTAATTCTTGTGATATTCCGTAAGCATCTGATAAGTCATTTACTTCACTACCAATTCGCTTTAGAAGAATTTCACGTACTAATAATGCTTCGTTTTGTTTATCGCCAATACTTTCAAATTTTAAAGTCATCTGTATGACCCCTTCCTGTTCACAATAGTTACATATATTTGTATAATTATTATTTAAAGCTGTCTCTTACAGCAGAATAGTCATCCAAAGCCTTACTGAATTCTTCATTCCGTTCAAACACCCAAAAATATTTTCCTGTTGTATTGTGTTTATCTTTGTAAATGTAATAAAAGCCATTTAACTTTAAGAAATGAAAAAGTTTAATTGAATAGCAGTAGTACACATTTTTCTGAACATATGTTGACATATTTAACACTCCTCGTATGAAATTGTTTATAAGTTTGTTTTCCAAAGAAAACAACAAAGGTCTTTCTTTTGACCTTGTTTTTGCATATTCTGTTATGGGATAGGAAAATATATTTAGTACAACTAGACACCTTCACACAGCAAAAAGGAGAGGGGAACAAATCCACTCTCCAATTTCCTATGTATTCGACAAATTTTTACACGTTAAAAGTTTGATTTTAATTACTGTTTAAAGTAATTTAAATTACTATATAGCGTAACTATTATCTATCTCAGACGGATAGATTCCACTGTATATGTACACTACAATTTCTTCCCAACAGTAAAGTATCCAATCGAACTTGCAAACTCTTTCCCATCAGGAAATTTTACTGTGGCTTGAAAACTATAACTTGCAATTTCATCAATATCCTCACGATTTAAAGTGAATTCACACAAACCTTTCAATCCATCCTTAATTTGTGCAATTTTATTAATTCGTTTCGCACGTAGTTTGATTAAAACTTCGACTACAGTTCCACGCAGATCAACTATTCCTACATCATCGACAATTTGAAGTTCTATCACAGTACCATTGTCACCTATTCTAATATCACTCATTTACTTCACCACCTTATATGTGAAGGTTGAATTTCTTATTCCGTACAATTTCTACATCAAAACTCTGCTTACGTTTAATCTCCAACACATACTTCAACACTTGCTGATACACGAAATAGTCATCTAGCAGTTGTTGCAAGGTGTCATAATCAACAGTGCCACTTTGATACATCGCTTGCTTCAGTTGATGTTCAACGGATGCTAACTTGTAGATAATTTGTTTTACATCATATTGTTGAGTAGACTGATTGTATATTTGATTCCTCACACTATAAGACACATTGTTGTTCTGATACATACTCTGTCTTGTGCTGAAAGGGGAGGAAGATACATTATAGATAATCTGTTTATTATCAAAACTTTTTACACCAACTGAGTACAACATCAACTTCGTATCAAATGATAACGAGCCAACGAATCCACCATCTATTAACTGTTGTAATGTGTCGAATGTTAGGGCGGAGGTAGAGTACATGGATTGCTTAGTTTGATAGTTTACATTTGAGTTGTTGTAGATGATTAGTTTCGAATCAAAGTTAGATAGGGTAGTGTCGTATAATTCGTTTTTTGTGTCGTAGCTAGTCTGACCCACACCATACACAATAATCTTACTGTCAAATGAGGATTCACTTGTGCGGTAGATTGATTGTTTTGTGTCAAGTTGACGGTTAGATATAGAGTATAATTGTTGCTTAGAATCGTAGTTACTAGTTGCAGTACGGTAAATGACATTTTTAGTCGAGTAGGATACTGAGCCTGTTGTACCTGTGTCTCCTCCGCCTGTGCCATCATCTAGCCAAGTTCCACCTGTCAGGGTTGCGTGTTTAGTGTTTCCGCTTTGATCTTGTACCGTCCCTGTAGCCATATCAATATACGAGACTACTGTTCCATTATTTAGGAATTTAACGTTATAAACGTTCCCTTTTAATTTTGCAAAACCGCTAGAATTGGAGAAAAGGTTTACATCATCCGTAAAAGCTGTATTCGCAATCAGTTGTAGGGTAGTTTTTTGATTAATTGGAATACCTAAATTGGCATCACTTGTTTTTCGTACCCCGTCTACATAGGTAAAACCATTTGTACCCAGAAAGGGGGATGAACTTGTAGTCCTAGAGACACCATCGGATTGCAGGTAAATATAAGCGTTAGCGTTGCCTGTTCTAGCATCAAACAAATATTGTGTACTTGTTGGCTGTGCAAGAAATTCAAAAATTACTTCGTTAAATGTAATGGAGGGCATTTTTAAAAGGTCGTCTACTCCATCTAAATAGAGGTATTTAACCATGAGTTGCTACCTCCTAATCCACCATATATTCTTCTGCAATCACACAAGGCTTCTTTTCTTTATCGTCATGGGAGCAATCGTGACGGTCAAGTTTTCCCTTATGTTTATCTGCATGACGTTTCATGTCAGACCACAACTTTGATTCATCGGATTGATTTTCTACCCATACTTCGAAAATGAAGGTAGATTCTCCTGTTTCATCATCCACTACTTCTTGCGTATCAAGTTTCCAAAGTAGGTATTTGTTAATGTCAGCTACTACGGCTTCCTTATCTGCTTGCGTTTTGGTTTTGAGATTACCACGAATGGATTTTTTCATAATTCATCAGACCGCAAATTCAGTGAAGCTGACTTTTAGCTTGATATCTGTTTTATTCATAGAGTCTCCAACAGCAGGGGTAGTCACCTTAATCCAAAAAGGTTTTGCAACATTAGAATCAGAAATATTAGCCATAGATAAAGCTGCTCCACCTGATAAGAAAGTTGATCCATCACTGCTCATTTGTATCCAACTTGCTTCAGATGTAGAAACTAAATCCTCCGGCAAAATTTGGATAGATTCATATCTCTTACTTGAAGAATCGTTATACAACCACAATTGGAGAGTCTGACTTCCGCCACTGATACTATGGCTCGTTGTAATTGGATTAGTTGAGTCTTGAGATACAATGTCAGTTAAACCTACGTTTTTACTAATCTTCAATGCCATTGTTAAATTCCTCCTAAATATTTATTTGCACAAGAAAAAAGAGAAGTCAGTTAAGACTCCTCTCAAAAAAACAGGGTAACTATTTTGTATTAGTTAATTAATTTTAGATAATCATTCAATATACAATCAATATTATTTTCATCCCAATAAGGAATCCTAAGTAGAGGTATATTATTATCTATACAATATTGATTTTTAATCTGATCACGTTTTTGGCCTTCCACAAATCCTTCTTCACCACCAAACCAATCAATAGGTCTATAATGTTGCTCACCATCGAATTCAATAAGCAAAGTGACATTATCATCATGGAATAAGGCGAAGTCAAACCTTAGTAGATTTATGTAAGAACAATCTGGAAAAGTGTACTCTTTTTTAAAAACTAATTGTTTTTCTGTTAAGTGATTAAATATCTTTCTTTCACCATTGCTCATACTATCTTTGCAATTAGGGCATCTTGAGTTAGAATACATGAAGTTAATTGGAGCGGATTCAAATACAGTATCGCAATTAGTATGTATAAATTTAAGAAAAGTATAATTATTAATATAGGAATCTAAGACTTTATATTCAGCATTGGTAACTTCCTCTACTTTTCTCTTAAACTCATCATCTGTATATCTTTCACGATTTTGACACCGTGGACATCTTTGACCACGAGCTGTAAATTGAGCAGGGGTCATATTCCATATATAATCACAAACGATGTGTTTAAATTTAACTTGTATTAGTGCGTTTCTGTAGTCGCTTAATACTTCATATTCATCACCAACTATATCATAAACTTTCTTTTTGAATGATTCAGTATTACACTTGATTCTCCCTGAGCAATTCGGACATTTACTTTGACCAGTTAGTAAATTTCTAGGATAAACATCCCATTCATAATCGCATTCATTATGTTTGGTTAATATTTTAGTAGTTGTGTTAACATACTCTCCAAGAAAAGTGTAGATATTTTCACCGTATATATCTTCAATTTCTTTAACAAACTGCACATGTGTTTTTCTTTTCGACATATTCGAATTCCTCCATTTAGATAACTAAGATTAGACAAACAAAAAAGAGACCACTAAGTGTGATCCCTTGTCATTGTTCTATTTTTATAAAATTGTTTTATTTTGTTAAATTATTTTTGAAGTGTCTTACTTGTTCTAATAACTCATGCGATTCATTAAAGAAGAAAATATTTCGTGTAACATCTTTATCAGATTTCCCCATACGTTTCAATACGAATCCACACTGCATTAGATAACCTGCTAATCTCTGATTAAATATAATATATTCCTTCTTCATATAAATCCTCCTTGTTTAGAAATTCCTTTAAAATTTTACTTTTAACGTGAAAATTACACTGTCGTCATCTCGTCCGATGGCGACATTAAGCTACTAAAATAACATCAAAATAGACATCTGCTTCAACCGTTGATAGTTCCGCAAATGTACCATCTGACTTTACCAATCGAATATATACAAATGTTTTATCAGCATATCCAGCAGCAGGTCGGTATTTATATGAGTTACCGTAGTATTCTCCACCACACACACATATAGGTCGAGTTTCAAATGCGTTAGTAAATGTTATTTTTAATGTATTTGTATCTAATATAGTTATTGTGCCACCATCACTTGCAAACACATCGCTCCGAATCATCCAACCTAGAGTTGCATCTTTCTTGACCACAAACTTTTGCAAGTTGATCGGCTTAATAGGAGGTTGTGTATTTTTTGTACTTACTTTCATGACTGGATTTCTAACCTCATATTCGCCACCATCTGCGGTATAGTAACCAATATTAATTCTTGATGTAGTGTTACCTTTGGGGATATTTCTCTGTACTACATGTTTAAATGTGAGAATTTCATATTCTTCATTTGAACTAGTAATCTCAAATAAATTTTGTCCGAATTCTTCGATAGACAAACGGAAGGGTGATCCACTGATTAAGCGACATTCTACCTGAATTTCAACGATATCACCTATATATAAATCCCTGTCAAAATAAACTTTAAAACCTCCACCTGTCGCACCAGTCGCTTTTTTAACTCTGGCCGTTTTTGTTGTTTCGTTAAATGTCCATTGACCATCAACAAGTGTTCCGCTTGACACAAACGTCCCACCATTACTAGCACTTGAGAAGTCGGTTTGTTCAATTAATGATTTTGCGTATTCATTATAGAGCATGATTCCACCACCTTTTTATATCAAAATGTCTGTCATGAAAAAATCAACACCGCTTGTTACACATTTACCATAATCACTGCCGTTATTAATTGTATAAGTCATTACTTTTCGCCCTAGTTCATGCACCTTTTGCATATCTTCAACGGTAACGGCAGAAATACTCATAACAAACATATAGTCTTTTAAAGGTGTTACATACGCTATATTTTCATCCGTAGGATTTGCAAGAACTCCTATTGTTACTTCTTTATTTACTTCTCTAATCGTGAATAAATTTCCACCACTTGCCTGTAAAATGATTTTATCTATCATGTTGTATTTATTAATGATTGCAAACAGACTTTCTAATTGTTGAGAAGTAACGGTATGCTTCAACTCTACAATTGCAACCATTTCCCACTTTTTACAAATTTGTAAGTATTGTTCAAAAGTTGGGATTTTTAAGTTGTTATATAAGGCAATATTACTGCCTGCATCAATGGTCAATGCTTTTAATTGGCTGAGTGTCATAGATGATACACTTCCAGTACCATTCGTCATTCGATCTACTGTAGGGTCATGAAAAGTTACCCATTGACCGTCTGAAGTAAGGTGTATGTCTGTTTCGCACCCCCACATACCGTATCTTCCTGCTGCTTCAAAAGAAGGTAAAGTGTTTTCTGGTGCTAGTTTACTTAACCCTCTATGCCCCACCCTTTTTATTTCCTTATATGAGAATTTACTCATAATATTTTGCTGAACATTCTCCGCCAATGACGACTCAATACCATCAATTTTATCTATCCTATTTTTCACTTCGTCTTCTAACATTACCTTGGAAATTTTATTTAATGACAAAATTTTCACTTCCTTAAAAGTGTGATTTATTGTTCGTTACATAGAACAAGTCTGTGAATTTCCAGCGAAATTCCACTCATTTATACCTATATAACGAACAAATATTCCAATAAAAAGTTTATTTTAACGTGTTGTTAAATTCCTTTACGTTTAGCAGCATAAAGTATCGCTACGGCTTCCCAACTTGACATTTCATTCTTCAGAAATTTATCCAGCCACATTGTACTTAACGCATCCTTACCGTATCTCTGAATGTCTGTTAAATCTTGTAACTCTGCTTTAACGTATTCTTTAAGTGCAGGTGATAAATTCATTAATTCTTCATCTCCTTGAATATCCTCTACTTTTTCTGGTTTAGGTTGTGACTTAACTACAATTTGTTCAACATAAGCAACACCGTAGTATTCACATATACCTTTACATATCTCAATTGCACATTCTTTCCGGTACTCATCATTGAGTAAATGTACATAATCTTGATTCGAATCCATAAAACCTAATTCAAGTAGTATAGAAGGCATATTCGTCTTTCTAATCACCCATAAATGCGATCCATCTTTAACTCCTCTATCCTTAAATGCAGTACCTTTTATCACATGTTTATGAACAATATCAGCTAACTTTTTAGATTCACCTGTAGGCATTCCGAACGTTTCAATTCCACCACCATCAAACCATTTACCAGCAGAAGCATTAGCATGAACAGAAACGAATAGGTTAACTTTCTTGTCATTGGCTAATTTAGTTCTTTGCTCAAGTGGAGTATCAACATCAGTAGGGGCTATAAGTAATGTCTTAAACCCGCACCGTTCCAACTCAACTTTCAAATAATTAACTACCGCACGATTAAATAAATTTTCATTCATGTAAGGCAACCCAATCTCACTTGTTTGTTCGTTAGGGAGAAGGGGAGTACGTTTACCTGAAGTTTCAAGTCCATGTCCATCATCTAAGGCAATTGTAATGTTATTAGGATTTATCATGTTGTTTCACCTACTTTCAGTTAATTTGCATTACTTAGGTTCGTTATAGTTTAATGCTTTCTCACTGTCAGAAATTGATTTAGTAGTAGGGTCGATTACAACTCCAAGAAAAGACAAATAAACTAACACAGTATCAACCAATCCCAAAATAATCTTAATAGAGTGATCAACTTCTTCAAGGCTGATGTTTATCAATCCTAAACTAACCAATCCAGCTAATATAGCTTGAATCATTAATGCAGTTTGTGATAGAAGGGAAGTCACCCATAATTTGTTTCGGAATCTTACTTTCCAGTTAATCATTTTCTATTCCTCCTATTTAATTATTTTAAATTCAATTGAATCAATAACCACGCAGTAATTAAAGTAGGAATGATCATGCATATTCCTACGAGAATCTTAACACCCAAACTAGGGACATGAACTTTACTTGATTCATCATTAATCTCTAATTTTTCTACACGTTTATCAATAGTCTCAAACTTCATGTTTAAACCATCTAAATTCTTATCAATACGTGAAAGAGTTTTATCGAACTTCTCCATCTGGTCAACTTGTTTTTTACTAGCATCAACTTGCATTTGAAGTATTGTTTTCAATTCTATTAAAGTATCATTCTTTACTTCTTGCTGTTGTAACTTTCTGTCATGTTCATCTAATCTCGTTTCAACCTTTGTGATTCTCTGGTATAAATCTTCAACCACAGCCAACACTCCAAATCTATTAAAAGGGTATCTATATGAAGTCATTTGTGGTACAATCTAAATGACTAGCGATAGTCAAAGACACTACTTTTCCTTTCTGTGTGGTTAGGGGAGTAGCGTCTTTTTTTGTTTATATTTAGTTAATTTTTATTGGCTTAATTTAATTAATTCGTTATCTGTTTCCAATCAGCAGTAGAAGAAGTACCAACCGCTAAATAACCAATACTGCCAACAACAGCAATTTGACCGACAAATTGAGGGGTTGAAGTTATATTGGTTGATACAGCAGTTCTATTGATGATTGAAGTTGTGCCTTCATTCCAAATCGCATAAACATCAGTACCAGTCGGAATTACCTCGAAAAAAGTTATAGTGGTTTCACTACTTTCTGTGAAACTTATTCCTCTTGCTTGTGGAACTCCTCCAACCCATACTTGTATATTACCTCCACCGATTGCATAACTTCCGTTTGACAAGGTAAAAGTTTTCTGTCCAGATGTTGCCACCCATGATTGGTCTCTAATTGTTGTTTTGGGTGCAACAACATCCCAATAGGTAGGGTTTGTTGGAATAACACCTAAAGCGTTCTGCTTACAGAAGTAATTTACACCTCCATAAGAAATTACGTTACCTTCTAAATACTGAGTAGTAGGGGAGTAATCACCTTTATGACCGAATTGATCACGAATCGCACGAGCGTAGTCACCTGATTCTTGAGCATACTGTGCTTTTTCTTGTGCGGTAGATTTAACGGTATCAACCTCGATAAATAATTCCTGTAATGCACTGTAACCTTCTTCTGAAGGGATACCTTCCTCGTAATCTTTTAGAATACGTACCATGAATGGACGAGTTGAAATCCTAGATTCACCTAGAAATAAAGAAATACTAACCTCTAAATTCCCTGCTAATTCCATTTCCGTACTGCCAAAATTGTACTTGATTTTTTGAGTTTCAGTATCATATGTGGCTAGACCTGTGATGATTTTCCCATCAGGTCTTTTCATGTTAATGACATAACGATCAGCCGAAGCGAAATCATACGCTTTTCCGTTATCCATTAGTGTAATGAAAAGGGTAGATGTGTCATTTTGAATGAATGTAGGGATTTGACTAGCAACCGCAATTTGCTTTTTGAGGTCTAGTGTAATATTAAAATTTTGTTGTAATGCCATCTTTTCACCTTCCTGTAAATGTGGTTGTGAAATATAAAAAGAGAGCCTTATAGACTCTCTGAAATTTGAGTTTTATTAAGCTGTTGGTTCAGCAGGTGCAATAGTAACAGGGACTATAACTTTTACGGTAGAACGAGCCACGATAAGCCCTGAGATATTTACAACTGTGAGAGCATTATTATTAAGTAATTCTGTCATTTTCACTGAATCGTAATTTTCTAAGTTAACAGTGTAAGATGTTCCATCGTGTAACTTTACTAAAATCGCTTGCATGTATTTTTCCTCCTAGATAATTTATATTAAACTATTGAATTTAAAGCAGTTTTAAGATTTACAAGCTTACTATAATAACCGCCACTTTGGTCTACGGTAGCCATTGGGCTAATTGCACTAACCGCTTGATTATATAAACTCCATACATTCGCTCCACTTGTAGCAGATGTAAAAGTAAATTGATTTCCTTCACCTAATTTATACTTACGAAACTCATTGATTCGTAATGTAAATTGATTCCATTCATCATGGCCTACTATGGCTAATGGAATTGTTTCAGCATAAATGTCACTAGGGTTAGTTTGCTTTGAACTTACTAAAGTTGACCATGACCAATTAGATGGTCTACTTCCAGTACCACTACCTTTTAATGGTACGTCCCCAGAATAATAAGCTGTTCCGCTTGTACTAGTTGTAGCAGTATCACCGTTATATGAACCATTGTGACTAGGAGGGGAGGGACTGCCACTAACACTGTCTAGATATAATGTTCCTGCATATGTTCCGTCATCATATGAAATAGAGGGACTTGCGTTATCTGTTGTGCTAACTGCACCCCAAATATAAATCGGATCGCCACCAGATGTAGTAGTTACGTCTGCCATACCTGACCCATTAGTGGTAATTGTCGCACCGTCTTGACTGCTACCCCCCGGATAAGGTGGGGGAGTAGTTTCTACGAAATTAGTACCTTCATATTGGAGTGCTCCATCTTTTGCCCAAGTGTCATACATTGCACTATATACCCATCTCTGAGAGGTGACGACACTTTTTCTTTCAGTTGTGGTTGTAATGGGAGTTGTGCCATTTTGAACCCATTCCCAATTTGTCGTAACAGTGCATGACCTAGAATCATATTTCATTGTCATAGTCTGTCACCTACCCGAACACAACATTGATATTTAATCCGAAAACTTGCGTACCTGTAAAATCAACCATTGAACCGGGTTCAAATGTCACTGTATTAGCCGATAACATCATAATCCCATTCGAACTTTCGTAAATTCCTGAACCACCTGAAAATTTATACCACGCACTTGAAGTTATATCAGCAGTCATAGTACCAGCCGTAAGTTTATCCACACTAAGACTTTCAATCATCGCATTGGTGATTTTGGCTGTACCAGCTACTAATTGGTCAGTAGTGATACTATCAACGAATTGACCGTTAATTTTGGTTTTGTCACCTGTGAGGACGCTCTGACCATTTACCGTAATTTCTGTTGCGTCTAAACGACCTTTGAGGATTAATTCATCTTCGTTGCTGTCATAGTATAATTTGTCTTGGTACACACCGTTCACTTTCGCTTGAAACTTAAGACCGCTATCCACATCTAATAGGACACGTTTTTTACCATCATCTGTAGAAGTTATTGTAAAACCATTGCCATCCATGACGTAATTCCCAGACTCATTCTGGATAACTAAATTATTACCAGCAATTATTTTTCCGTACAATCTTTCACTCACTACACCTTCTGACGTTATTGCTGTCTTGAATGTGTTGGAATTATCATTGCTTAGCCCAATTACACCGTTGTTCATACGAATTAATTTGTTTGGGTCATCCGAACTCGTAATAGTAATTCCTCGACCATTTATTTCTACGGAGTTATTAAGTCCACCAAGTAGGGAACGTTTTGCACTATCCCAAGCATTGTTTATTAAATCACTAACATCATTTTTTACTGTGTTAATCTGATCCCACTTATACTTATTCATATTAACTCTATTTCCAGTTGAGATTGAACCGTACAATAGTTTGGCTAACTTATCCTCGTCACGTTGAATATCCTTTGTATTAGCAAATGTGACATTAATATTAGATGATCCGTCATGATCAATTTCTAACTCAATCAACTGAGTTTCCACATCAATTCCAAACCGTTCATAATCAATATAGAATTTATCGCCAATGACAACTTTTTTCCAATCCTGTTTACCTTCGAGCAACTTGAAAATATTGATGATGTTGGTTGTGATAATTTCTTTCGGTTTCTTTAAATCTTCAAACACCTTTAGAGCATCATTATACAATTCTTCATCATTCGTATAATTTTGGTCTTCCCATTCTTCTTCAATAATGTAATCGTCCAACTCTATAATTTGAGCTGCGGTTAGATTATTTTCAACGGAGAGGGTAGTTTTCAGATTCGCAATTTGCGTATCGACACCTTGAATTTGTGTGATAACTGTTGCGATTTCAGACTTCTTAGTAGCGATTAAACCATCTAATTCAGTCTTTCTAGCCAACTCAACACTTGCATCCGAACCAGTAGATTGTTTCAAGTCAATAGCGTTAAGCACTGTTTTTAACTCAGTCTCTAAGGCTACTAACTCGAAATCTTTCTGTATGAACTGACCTTCGTAAGTTTCCTTCTGAGATAGCAAACTATCAAAGCTTCCTTTGTTGCTCAGAATCACATTCTGATAGTCTAAGAGGGCATTACACAGGCTATCACTCATATATACGCTAGATGAAAGGACGTTTTTATTGGAATCACGTTGGAAGCCTTGCATGAAGTAGGATAAGTCCTCAATGTAATCCGTCCCTAATGGATTAATACGATTAATAGACAACCCATCTTTACCGTACACTCTTAATCTAGTTACAATTTCATCCGACTTTTCTTCCTTGTTAATTGACTTCATATACTTACGTTCTGATACACGGAATCCTTTATTGATACCGACATTTTCCTGTTTCACTAGGCTGAATGATTTATTAACCGTATCCCATTGAATAATTGCTCCGAATGTTTCAGCCACATTGAAAATTGCATCGAGAAGGGTAGTACCTGAGAAATCGAATGAACGATATTTTGTAAGAAACTCTGAATCAATGTAACTTATTGACCAAGCCGAATCGGAAAGTAAGTCATTTAACACTTGTTGAGCATTGAGGGAATCTTTGACAAATTCACCGTTTAAGTAAACTCCTGCCCACGTTTTAATTTTCTTGTTCTTCAGTTGATAACCTAAACTTTTTAATTGAACAGTAAGGAATGATTTACCGTCATCTGATGTGGCTTTTTGTAAGTTGGAAACAATGTACCATTCTATTTGATCACCAAATGTTGCTCGAATGTGATACATAGACTTTAACTTGTTGATGATAGGGTGCTTAATGGGATTCCCATCTTTATCAACCTTCATATAAGGAACAACAAAATCAATCTCATTTATTTGACCTAGTTTAATACGGGACTTACGGTTAAAAGCATCTGTTACACGCCCAACAATCGTTCGGTTAGGTTTAGCTATTTCTAATGTTAACTTTGGTAATAATTCGGGATGAACATATTCAATCAATCCTTTTCACCTCCTAGATGAACCGTTTAGATTGATAGGTAAAGGTAATCTTTGCGTTACCTGTGACTTTTAAGTTATTTGTTCCAGCTACAAGTGTAAGGAACTTATTATTGAAATTGTTGTAACGGTGAGTGTTAGGTAGGGAAGTGGCAATATCTTCGTTGTAACCGTCAATCGTAACGACTTCGCCATCTAACAAACCTGTGATTTTCGTTTCAACTTCTTCATAAGAGTGATTGATAATGGAAATGTCTCCTGTACCAGTTTTCTCTATTTTTATAGTAGGGAGACAGTCTGTGTGGCCGATATTGAATAATTCAATTTCTTGACCTAGAGTGTTGTTTGTAAATGTAAAATCTCTTTCATCAATCGGTGTGAATGAGAAAGGGGAGTTACATCTCATGTTTAGGGTAACGTAGCCTTGGGATAATCCAGCGTGAAATAATCTTGGATCACCTTCATAGACACAATAGAATATACGACTAATATCTTCATCAAAAATAAGCGGTTGATATGTTTTTTGATTCAACCAACTGACTACTTCATGCAATTTAAACTCATCCCATTTATCCTCAAAAAAGATAGTGATAGGGAAGGAGAGGGGAGAGTATTTAAAGCCCATGAAATAAGGCTCATCTCTACCAAATGTTTCTTCTTCGATAATAGACCGATTAGCCATGAAACTTTCTTCAAATAAACCCGAACTCATATGGACACGTAAGATGCCGAATTCACTTGTATGTCGATTTCCATACCAAAATCCAGTTGATTCGCTTATTGTAGACATTTATTCACCTCCAAAAGAAAAAGAGGAGCAATTAAGCCCCTCTACAGTACACCTTTATTCTTTAATTTATTTACTAATGCGTTACCTAAGTTGTCGATTTCTGCTCTCGTACCATTAAAATTCTCAATGTGAACAAGATTCTCGAAACTCATTCCTCCACTTGTAGCAGTTTGCTTAGGAATTAATCCACTAATCATACCGCTAATAGATGAGAAGATATTCGGAATATTCTTAGGTGGAATTTGTAGCTCACCCGGAAGTGACTTAATCAACATTCCATTTGAATCATTAAACATCTTATTCGCTAATTCTGCCAATCGACTACCTTTACCGCCAACAATTCCACCTTCATGGAAAACTCGACCAGTAGCAATTAGTTTACGTTCAATAATACGTTTCAATACATCTTCTGCACGTTTTAAGTTTTCAAATTCAGCGTTGACACGGAATCCACCATTATCACTTGAAACATTTGCTTTTTCTGCTCCGTATTGTAACTGTAGAATATCAGCCAATTCTGAAGCTTTTAACCCATCTTTAAATGTACCTGTGATTAGGTTTCCTTTGTTTGAAGTTGTGTTACCACCTGTTGAACCTGTATTTCCTGTGTTTCCAGTATTAGTAGAAGGAGTAGGTGTATTTCTGCCCACTTCTAATCCTAAACTTGCCTGAGCATCTTGGACTGCGTTAATTGAATTAACAACATTCTGCCAACTAGCATCAATTTCCTTTGTTATGTCTTCGTTATACTTTGCGAATTCATCAAGGAAATTGTTTAGTTCAATTTGAATATTCGCTAAGTTATCGTGAATGATTTCTTCACGTAAAGCAGCAAATCTTTCTTCATTGTTTAGCAATTCCGAATAATGACGGTCAGTAAGTTTACGTTTGTCATCTAATGATTCTTTCTCATTATCATAGGAATCTTGTAAACTTTCCTTTTGCAACTCAATAGAACGGTCATGATTTTTCTCATCAATCTGCTCCATTAATTCAGCAAGTTGTTTCTGTAACTCTAACCGTTTCACTTTGGCCTCTTGTGAATCATCTAATGAAAGTCGGCTAATTTGAGTTTGAAGGGATAACTGCTCCTTCTGCATTTTCGATAATTCTTTATTGTGATCACGAGCAGCTTCTTCCTTATCAAGTAAGGCAACTTTCTTTTGATAAGCTTTTTCGAGAGCATCAATTTCATCGTCAATCGCAGCAAGTTTCAAGTCACGTTCAGTCTCAATAGCTTTCTTAACCGTTTCAATTACCTTGTCAGCCATTTCAGCTTTAGCTTCAGCAAGTGTTTGTTCATTATCACGAATAGCGTCCGTTAATTCGCCATATGAAATAGACAATTCATCGACTTTTTTCTTGAGATTGGCTTTTTCTTCAGCAGATAAGTTTTCAGTGCGAAGAGCTTTCTTTAACTCTTCACGTTCAAGAATAGTGAATTCCATTTTCTTTTTGTGAATGTCGTTTTGGAGTTTAAGTTCCGCTTCCCAATCCTTCGAGCCAACCTCATACATAGATTGTCTACGTTGAGAGTCTATGATTTGTTTGTCAAATTTGGATTGAGTTGCTGCGAAATTCTTTTGGACTTGCTCAATTTTCTTCGCTACTTTTTCCTGTACTTCGGCTAATTCGGCAAGTTTGGATTGGGCAATGTCTGTATTGATTTGGTCAAGGGAAGATTGGAAATCACGATTATTACTTGTTAAAGAAGAGATGGTTTTTTCATTATCATCAAATTCTTTCTTTAACTCGTTGTATAATCCCTTTTTCTCATTGTTGAGTTTAGTCGGATCACCCATACCTGAAATGATATTACTGATTTTCTGATTGCGTTCAGCTAAACGTTTCTGTTCAGCGTCATTTACTGTCATTAGATTCTTCAGAATAGGTTTCTGTTTCTCTAGTTCTTTACGATACGCTTCAGAAGTGTCTTTTAGTTTAGAAAGTTTATGTTCAGATGCGTCCAATTGGTCATTATACTTCGTTTGTTCTTTTTCATACTTAGATGATGTGTACAGTGATACAGGTGCGTCTCTTCGGCTAGAGGTATTACGTGTTTCTCTTTCTTTTTTCTTATCTTCTTGCTTAGGTTTATCAGGAGTTAAATACCCTGTAAAGTCGATACCTTTTGCAAGATCATCAATAGCTTTTTTATAGCTACCAGTCTCAACATCTAAATCCACTTTAATTTTATTGATTCTATCCATTGCGTTGATTTTATCTTGCAAAGCATCCGTTATTTTGTTATCTTCATTCAGAACTAACTTATCTTTAGCATTAGCATCCTTAATTTGTTGTGCAATTTCATTGAATTTATCGACTATTTTTTGTAGGAATTCAAGTTCACTTTTTAAAATGTCGATACGATTCTTAGAAGCTTGAGCAGTTGCTAATAACATTGCTTGTTCTTGTGTAATTTTACCTTGAGCTAGTAATTCGAATGCTTGTTTCAATACTTCCGATGCTTTTATTTCATTTTGCATAGCTTCAATATTTATTTCTTTACCTTTAACTAAATGAGGATAAAGTTCTGATAAATAACCAACCGCACTTGCTAACTCATTGGACGAATTCGCACTCAACTTTTCAGCTTTAGATAACAGTTGGTAAACACCAATCGCTTCTTTTGCTTGTGTGAGTTGAGATTCAGAAACTCCTAATAATCGTTCTATTGCACTTCTAAGTTCGTCTGCTCCATCAGCAGCCCCACTAGTTGCGTCACCTAAATCGGCTATTTCCTCAGTCGGAGCAAATGCTAAAGCTGCTTTTAATTCTTCTTTGGTTTTACCTGTTGACTTAGATAATTTATCAAAATCAATGGATGCCATTACTGCCGCATTACCAGAATGTGTTAGGGAAGTTGCTATTTCGTCTACAATTTTATCACTTGTGCCTTTAGGAAGTAATTTAATGAGGGAGTTTCTTAGTTCTTCAAATGAACTTTTAACGTTTTCTTTATACTCTTCAAAATGGTCAGCACTCCAGTTACCATCCAAGTTATCTTGAAATTTAACAACTGCATCACTGTAATCTTTTAGAATACCGTTAAACTCACCGCTATTTAAGGCTAGTAATGTATTATCAAAAGCTTTGCTAACCTTACCAGAAGTCATTTCTGATTCAGCGACAAACAATGTGAAATCATTGATAATTCCATTTGTAATTTTATTGGAATTAGCTCCTAATGCTTGATTGGCTTTAATCATTTCCATTGCTGATAAACGATGTGACATTTTAGCAGTTTCTAATTCGCCACCAAGCATTTGATATTTCTCAACAACTTTTTCTAGGTCTTTGAACATTCCTTTTTCAAAGGAACTTACCTTTTTACCATCAGCTTGTTTCGCAAGAATTTCCTCATATTTCTTTATTGCATCTTCAATCTTTGTGATACCATAGTCATCAATGTTAGTTCCTGTTAGAATCATTTCCATTGCATTTTCGGTATCTTTTATTAAATCTTTGGAGCTATCGTAATTTTCTTTAGCCTCTGTTCTGTTTTTAATAGCATCTAATTTTTCCTGAACAGCAATCTGTTTTTCTAATAAGTCGATTTGACTTCTAATTTTTTCACTACTACCGAGTATTTTGTTGCCGTATTGATCTTCACCTACGACAAGTTCAGGCATCAGACGTGCCAATTCATTTCTTACTGAGTTAAACTCTTGTAAGTCTTCAAGTTTATAATCCTGTTTACTAACAACTTCACTTAATCTCTCATATTCTTCTGCTAGAACGCCAACTTCATTTTTACTAGCTTTATAGCTTTCAGTTAAATCCTTAGTTTTTCTTTCAAATTCTTCTAGTCGTTCTCTTGCTTTACCCATTGACTTAAGTAGAGCTTCAACACCAAAACTAATACCAACAATAACTGCACCAATTCCAGTAGAAATTAGTGTAGCTCTCAATGCTTTAGATGTAATTCCTACAGCAGTTAATGCCCGACCAAACATATGTGTTTCAGCAGCCATTAATTTTACTTGTGTTCTAAATGTTGTACTCATCAACATTGTAGAAGTTGTGATTAATCCCATTATTAAAGGTAGTCCACCAAGGTTTTTCACTAACCAAGTAACACCTTCTGCAACTGTTTTTAAGCCTTTCATTGACTGAATAAATCCCTCTGTAATGAATGCCTCTCCCATACTCAAAGCTAATTCCTCGAAACTTTGTTTCATTAAATTAATTCTAGCTTGAAGTGATTTCATGTATTGGTCATTCTCACGAGAAGCAGAGCCTAAACTATCCTTTGAATCGGTTAACATTTTCTCAAATAAATGCCAATTATCCAATAGGGCGGTCATTCTACTGATATGATATTTACCAGCTAAACCTTCCATTACCGCAGCTTTTTCAACAGTGCTAATGTGTTTTACTTTTTCAGCAATTTCACTGTATAAATCAACAGCGTTACGCATATCACCAGTATTTTGATCAATGAATTGTACATTCAACATCTTCATCGCATCTTGTGCTGGTTGACCTAAAAGACGAGGGAGGACACTTTTCACAAAGTTACCAACCTCATTACCACTTTGTTTAGTGGCAGCCGTTACTGTTCCAATTATCGCATTTAGTTGATCCATATCTAATCCAAATGCATTAGCAGTCGCTCCAGCTTTTGCCATACCTTGTGCCAATTTTTCTACAGTTGTCTTTATGTTCCATTAAGTTCGCTACACTTAATGCGTTCTCTTATGAACTGCTACATGTCGCCATATAGAACAGACTATATCAAAAACTCAATGAGTTCCTTCCCGTTTCCCGTTTCCCTATCCGAAGATAGCCCTCAATCGCTTAGGGGGTACGTCTTTCGACTAGTCGTTACACCTTCCTCAATAGAGGCTTGGCTCGGTATTATCTCAAGAGACTTTCACCGAATTAGAGAAGTTTAGATATGGTATCACTACCATAAATGCCTAATATTAAGCGTTTTTGTTAGAAATATTATTCCAAGAATCTATAACTTTCATGGAATTTTTCGTTTCTAAGTTAAATTGCACCATTGCAGAAGTTAAATATTCGGCTGCTTGGCCTGCTGAAACCTCACCTACGTTTGAGGTAATTAGACCTGCTTCCCCAAGATTAATTAAGTCTTGTTCCTTATAACCTTGTCGAGCGAATTCACCATATGCGTCTAATACTTCGGTCAATGTTTTACCAAATTTAGCAGCACTCGAACTAGCATTGTCCATAATTTTAGCGAAATTTGTCTCTTCCGACATTACTTTTTTCAAATTCGTTAAACGAGTATCCACGTCAATTATTATTCCGACAGTACTCTGAAGTGCCTGAATTGACCCATAAAATGCCGTTGTAGCTGCCATCCATTGTTTGTATTAATTATCAATCGTGCTTTTGATAACTCACCAATTAAGGTGACTATATGTTTCCATATAGACTAGACCATATCTTGACATTTACATGTCCTTCCCGTTTCAGCTCGCCATTTGGCACTTGCAAGCCTACGATACTCCCAATAAGGTTTCTCTGGTCGTTGAGCGTTCCTCTATTCAAGGCTTCGTTGCTGATTGCCCAATCCATTTAATTTTCAAACATTCACGCTTAGGCTTATTTCATCCTTACGTTGTAGTTTAAATGGCTCTAAGGGGTTTCCAGCAGTTAAAGAAGTTTTACTCCTGCATGAATTTTACAGGAAATTTAACCATCGCTGTTCTGAATGCATCCATCATCGTCATTGATGAACGTGCAGTTTCTTTCGCTGAATTTTGGAAACTTTTTAATTGCTTCTCCATATGTTTAAGCGAATTACCAGCGTTAGTAGCAGTAGGGTCAATTTTTTCTAATGACTTTATTAATGCATTTACACCTGAACCATCAACTGTTTTTGAATGTGTTCTGAGTAGGTTTTTAGAATTCGAGATAAGCTTTTCTTGTAACGTCTTATTGTCGGCTTCTTTATTGAGATTGATGACAGCCTGACGTACTTTATCAATTTCTTTAGCATTCCTAGCACCATTGATAGCGTTATTTAACTTATTAAACATATCAGTAGTGAGTTTACCTTGATCATATAGCTTAACTAAAGATTCTCTAGTTTTATCTAAAGTTTTACCAGAGGTGTCAGCAACAGTGCTACCTGTTACTTTTCTCTCGTTGTTGTAATTAATAGTAGTACCAATACTACCATCTTTAAAAGTTTGAGAGCCACCAGTTAAATTACCTTTACCATCAAACTTTTGTACTTCTTTTTGCTTTTGTCCTAATTTAGTAGTGGCGTCTATTAATTCACCAACAGCTTTGGTTTCCTTTTTAGTTGATTCGGTACGCTTATCGGTTATGGTTTTTACTTTCTCAATGATTTCGCCACTTTTTAGATACTGTTTTGTTATTTCTTTTGTTACTCCATTGACATCCTTTAGGATTTCTTTCTCTTCCCGTATAACCTTATTTAAATCTTTAGCAACAACTCTATGATTTTCCATTGCCTTAGAGAAGTCAGTTAGAGTTTTTACGATTTTGTCATCTAATTCAACATTCAATTTAAGTTTGTTAATCTTTTTTTCGATACCCTTTAATGCAGTGTTGATCTCACCGATAGTAGCACCAACATTAAGCGTACCAATTATTTTTAATCTTAAGTCGTTTCCTGCCATATAGACGCTCCTTTCTTAAAATAAAAAAAGAAGCGTCTAAGTCAGACACTTCTTGCTTCTTGATTCCTATGAATGATTACTGTAAATATGCGATACCAATTTTCAACATTATTAATGATGTCTTGATTTTTTTCTTTTGTTGTATCTAATGCTAACTCACTAAAGTAGAAAGGAATAACTATTCTAGGATTTAGGAGACTATTCACAACAATTTCTAATGATAATTCTTTAATATGTTCATTAGATTTTGTTTTTCCTCCCATACCTCCTATTAATGCACCTAATCCACCTGCTATAATTCCACCTGCAACACCTCTGATGATTTGCGATGAGGTAGAAGTGGTTGTAATTGTTTGTTTATTTTTAATTACTTTCGCTTCAATGATAGATGAGAAGGGGATGGATTCGAATGTGTAGTCTTGCGTATATGGTGATTTAGTAAGGATTGCTAATCTCATCTTTTCATCGTTTATTCCGATTACTTGTATTTGATCATATGAAATTCCTTGCTTACTTGGAGTAAAGTCATTATCTCTGAAAGCTTTATTGATTGCGTTAGTGGTGATGATTTCTTGGTCTGAGCTAATTTTCCTAGCTAGAAAAATAAAACCAATCAACGATACAAATCCTAATCCAATTATGAAGAAATTACGCAATGCGATTCCTATGCCAAGGAACAAGAAGAATGAAACAATACAAGTCCAACCGATTATTTTAACATTGTGCAATGGAATTCACCTCAATAGGTTTTTTTTATTCCATTATATACAATATTTAGGTAAAATAAAAGCCACCTAATAATTAATTAGATGACTTCTGATAAATAGTATTTGCTCTCATAAAATAAGGTAAGATTATATTCTTATTTAATTTTAGGTTATTGATTGACAATATATAATTATAACTATTGTAATCTTTAAGAATGCCATTGTTCTTAACATAGTCAATTATTAGCTTTTTGCATAATTCTGGATTGTCATTTATATCTTTTTCCCATAGATACAAGATATTTACATTGTGATATTTTTTAAGATAAGTGTTTTTAGACTTATCTCTAATAACATCTTTCTTTTGGATATCATGTAAAGAATCATAATCTTTATATTTAATTGGATTAGCGTGCCAATAGTCACCCATTACTTCAATACCCAAACAATTTTCTTTATTATAGAAATCTAATACATAATACTTGAATGGAATTTCTTCTTCAAAATTCATACTTAATTCGTCAACAATTTCTTTAATTTTTATTTGAATTGACGTGTTAGTTTGAGGGAATTCACCATTTGCTATACGGTTGGCAGTGACAATTCTCATATGTTCGATTTGTTCTGGTGTTTTTGCTACACCAAATTGAGGGTGTTTTTCACCAACATAGTACATTGACCTAAATTTATAATAGCATTCTTGAGAACAAAATTTATCTTTGTTATTTTCTTTTCCCCATTTGTACGTTTTGTATTCTTTGTCGCACACTGTACATTTGGTTTTTATATCTTGATAATTATACATTTTGTCACCGAATAAATTTTCACTTCTAAAAGTTGCATAGCAATATCTTGAGCAAAAATGCCACTTATTAGTTTTAACTTTAGATTCATTCACTTCATATTCATTACCACAGTGGTCACACTTAACTAACTTCTTATCTTTTTTAGGATTGGGATTATGTTTAACAAGAGTGTCTTTAGCAACACAGCTTCTTGAACAATAGTGTTCACCATGTCCTTTAAATTCTGATGGTTTTTTATCAAATACTTTTCCACAAACCTTACAATTTGTCTCAATACTTGTTTTTCTACTTTTCCCACGTAATTTTGCAGTTCCAGTGCGAGTTTCCCATATCCCTCTACATTTCGCATTACAAAAATGATTGGTAGAATTTATAACACTTCCATACCTTTTATCGAGTATCTTATTGCAATTATCACATTTAACTTTTATTATTTCGTGTGAATTGGAAGATAAATGTTCGATTGGTACGATTAATTCATCATGTAGTTTTGTATATACATATCCAAGTGATTCATAATGTTTTCTATTTGCTCCAACCCACTTCACTTTAATAGATTGATTAGGTAATATCACTCAAACCATCTCCTTTATTATATCTCCCATATATAAAGTAGGCAGACGTTAGTGGGGGAGATGGTATCCACATAAACAACAGGTAGCTAATCCGTTGCAACGTCTGCCAAAGTTGAAACCTAAATTAATAATATGTATATCACATTCTAATAATCTATAAACTCCGTCAATTCAACACTATCAGCCTCATAAGTTTCCACTTTAAACCGTTCACCATTTCCTGCGATAGCATACAATTCGAATACAGCAATTCTGAGAGGATGGAGCTTAAAGTTGGCTTCCAATAACGCTAAAGTTTCATCTGTGTTTTGGACAGGTAAACTGATATTGAGTGTTACTTTACCGAAAACGTGATTTTGATTCATATTAAATTTTAGGAGGAATTTAATACAAGTAAGATACCTTGTTGTTAATTATAATACCTTAACCTTAATGTATTGTAAAGTATTAATCTATAAATTTTTCCATATTATATTTTAATTTTATTGCACAAATATGCATGTTTAATTTATAATAAGTTTATAAAGGGTTAATTAACCTTCTATAACGTTATAGAATATTAAGGTATTAAATAGGAGGATGTATGGCTAAAAAAGTATTGAAAAACCGAACGCAAATCACATCAACGCTTAGAAATGAATTAAATAATGAGTTAAAGATATTATCAGAAGAAACTGATATTCCAATATCTAAGCTATTAGATCAAGCGGTAGAATTACTTATTGAAAACAAAAGAGGAGTCCAACGTGACACTCAACGTCATCTAGCTCCACAAGGACTAGAAAGAGACACAAATAAATATCACATTGACATTAACCTACCCGTTAACGACTAGCCTTTCTCAATGGAAGGCTTTTTTCTTTTAATTTCAAGTTGACAGTCAAATCAATTCAACTGCCAAATTCAAATAAAAGGGGCGTTTAAACTAAATATCATCCAAACTCTTTTTCTCTACTTTCTTAACTCCTTCAGAAGTGAAGAATTTCGAGAAATCATCCTCAGCTTCATTGTCATCATAAATTTCAATCATGTCGATAGATTCCCATCCAAAAAACTCTTTAATAATTTTATCCGGAATGTTATTTGCTCTAAGTTTAGTAGTTAAATAGTGACGTAGGGAGTGGAAATAAAAATCCACACCTAAAAGCTTTGAAAATGAATTACTCCAACTCGAAAGGGTAGTATCGGAAGCAGGAATCCACTCTTCATTTCTCCTAGTTACAAATAAATCATCAGTAGTTATACCTAATCGCTCTCTTTCTTCCATCCACAAGTCGAAATATTCTTGGAATCCTGACTTTAAAACGAATTTATGTTTCTCAGCACCATTACGACCTCGACCCTTAATTTTTATCTTTATCGGAGTTTTGTAATATGCATTATTTTGAATATATTCTTCCTTAAAGAAACTTACTTTGAATCTCAACAATTCGTTCAATCTAGCCCCTGAGTTAGCTGCTAAAGCAAACACACATGCTTTTTGATATTGTTTAGTTTCAACTAAAGATTGAAGTAAATTATTTACTTGTTCTGCGGTTAAAATAGTTTTCTCACGAACAGGTTTCTTTTGGGGCGATTCGATTTTATTCACTATATTGCGAAAATCAGGGTATAGATCATCCATGATATTTTCAATAAAATTACAAAGACTACTCAAACAAGACTTTATACGTCTTGTTCTATTTGAACTGTGACTCCATGAGTTTATCGAGTAACCTTGAAATGCAATTATGTCACGTTTATTCAAGTCACCAATGAAACGATTACCACAATTATGTAAAAGAAATATAAATATAATTCGCATATCATTTTCGTATTGTTTTATTGTTCCGGGTGATTTGTCCGTTGACATTAAATAGGTCTTCCACTCTTGAAGTAGTTGCTTATTTTGCGGATTAACTTTTTCCCAATCCGATTCATTAAATATTCGATTGTAAACTGTACCTCTAGCCAATTCTTATTCCACCTCCATTAATTACCATAACTATACGTTTCACCAGTTACGTCTTTACCACCGTGATACACTTGAACTACTAATCCATGCTTGTTACTTCTGTTAAACTTCTCTACAGCATTCGTGACATAATTCGTACCTTTGAAACGAGTAAAGTTTTCTATATCTAATGTAGAATCCAATTTGTTCCGCCAACCAGTGTTGAGTAACCAAGGAGTATATCCGTCAGGCTGACCTTCACCAAATACAGAAGGGTGGTTAGCTAATCCATCATCAAAGTAAATCTCAATACTCCAATTATTAATACTTATTTTCTTAGGCTCACTTACTCGGAATGATTGTAATGTACGTCCAGTACGTTCATATACCACAGGGTCATATGAATTGAAATAAGCGTTTAATTCATCTTTGAGTAGTTTTTCTAATTCCTGTGCTGATTCACGAAGAATCTTTTTTATGCTAGTTTCATCTAATGCAGTAGCTTGACCTTTACTACTGTTGATCCATTTTTCTAATTCACGAATATTATTAAATGTCGGCATTAAGCATCAACAACTTCCGCTTGAGCTAAACTCAAATTCTTAAACAATTCAGCATTCTTAATTTCCAACTTCCCAAACTCTTCTTGCATTTTCTCCGTCATTTTATCCATGTACATAGACGTTGCACCAAACTTAGCTAGGTGATCAAATACTTTTCGGATTTCAACAGGGAGGAAGATGTCATCTATAATTAAGTCGAATAAGCCTGCGTTAATGATGGATTCCATTTCATTGATTTGACCAACAAAAGTATCAGCTTTCAATTGGCTCTTTAGGTGAGTGAAGTGCTTGATGCACATGAACAGGATATAGTCATGGTATCGTTGTGCTGATAATTCAATTTCTTCGTCAACTTGACTTAGGATTGTTTGAATCTCAGTCAACATTGACTTAATGAGTAGGGGAGGGAAGGAAGGGTAAAATGTGATTGTGCTGCCATTGTCGAGCGTGTATTGTTCAAGTGTGTTGGTTTCTTTGGCGATTTGTTTGATTGTGGATAGTTTAATGTCTGTTTTCTTGGACATGTTGATTCCTCCTTGTGGATTCCTTTTTGGGCAAATAAAAAAAACATCCTATTGGTTAGGATGTCTGTGAATATAATCTATCAAAATAGTCCTTATCCATTCTTATTAGATTACCGAAATTATAAGTTAATATATTTTTACCTAATCTAACATAACCTTCGTCTATATTAATCTCTGAATTTGTACCATTATCATTCACGTATTCTAAACATTTATAAATTGCATCTAGTAAAATATCTTTTTCTGGTAATTTATCTCTGGTAGATACTAATCTAACAATCTTGTAACCTCGTCTTTTTAAATAGAATTCTCTTGCTATTTCTTTTTTATCAAATTCTTCATCTGTTAAATTACCGAACTTCACTTGTAGTCTATGACCGCCACCATCATATTCAAAAGCTATGTTGTCATTTAATACAATATCTATGTAATAATTCCCTAATGGATAATTTAATTTTCCACCTAATAATTCATGTAAGTATTTTTGGGTTCTTGATGTAGGTGCAGTATTGTTTTTGAAAAGCGTTCGTTTACTTTTTCGTTTAACTTCTTCATTTTGCAAACTATACTCAACACCGTATCTTTCTATATTAGTGTTTATTTGCTTTTGTCTAATTTCAGGGCTTTGAGCAGAGTATTCTACACCATAACGTTCCATCATTGTAGATTTCATTTGATTCTGTACTTCTTGTGATTGAGCAGGATTTTCTACTCCATATCGAATGATATTTGTTTTCTTTATTTGGTTTTTCACATCTTCTAATTGGAGTGTAGATTTCACACCATATTTGATCATGTTAACTTCTTCAGACTTAATAAACTTACACTTTTCACAAGCACATTTATTAACATATTCATGATTTTTTACTCTATTGGTATAGTCATTCATTTTCATAAAATATACGGTATCACAATAATCACAAATAACTTTAACGTCACGATGACTTTTAGAAGAAAGGTCTTTTTGCTTAATGAGAAAAGGTTCGCCAATTTTTGTGAATATATATCCCTTTTGAGTATAGATTGGTTTACTTCTTCTTTCCCAAGTCATTTCAATCAATTCATCTTCCAAGAACATAATATCATTCCCTTCTATGATTTCCCTTAAATTAATCAATGGTAAGAGGGATAAGGGAATCCCTCTTTATTAAGCATGGTAGCTAATCACGCTCTAACCATTGTTTAATATATTAAGTTAATTAATATTAGTCAACGATAATTAAAAATTATTTCAACTTTTTAAACTTAATACTATGTGGTTTACTTAATTCACCTTCATGTTCAACTTCAATAAATTGTCCACCACGGATTGCTCCTTGCAACTTTGCATCAAAGTAAATACGTATTCGCCAACCATCAATAATTGTGATGAATGACTCTTGCTCAACTTCGAATACTTCAACGAATGATTTGTTAATTTTAACTTCATTGAATTTACTCATTTTCTACCTCCTAAAAAGGGGAGGTGAGCAATTAATCTCACCTTATTAAGTTAATTTATATTAAATAATTTGTTCTTTATCGAATACGATTAATTCATACATATCGGTGCTGGTCGGAGCTTTCAAAATTTCCATGTTAAGGTCTAACACTGCGGGTTCACCTTCTGAAGTAAATTGTAAGGAGAAGTTGTCCTCGAACTTGGCGTTAGGAATGTTGATTTGACCATTAAAGCTTTTCTTTGTAAAAATATCTGTCACGAGTACATCAATTGATACACGAAACGACTTTCCGAAAGAGTCTGCTGTAACTTTGATAGTCTTAGCATCAGAAGCAGTATCAGCTTTATAGTAAACTCGGATTTTAGTAGAATTTGCAACAGATGTGTGGAAAGTCAAAACCTTAGCGTTAATCGAGTATTCTAAGGCATTTGTCCCCGGAGTACCTAAAGTATATTCTTGACCGTTAGTACCATCAGCATTAACTTTAAAAACTGAAATTAAAGCACCTTTCGGAGTTTTTGCTAAAGTAATAGTGTTAGAAGTTACGCTTTGCACTTCATTTAAATCAACTGTTTTGACACCAGAAACAAGGTCGTTACCAGTTAACATCGCAACGGCTTTATTGTCGAAAATTGCGTCCTGCATGACAAGTTTCGCTTCTCTGTTTGAGCTGAAACCCACTATCTTAGCATTTCCGCGACCACCTCGGCTATATTGTGTTTCTCCAGTTGTGTCGATTGATGTCGATTTTAAAGTAGAGAGAGTAACGATCGCTTTATTTGTTACTAAGTCAAAGAAACTTACATCTCCTGACTCTGAAATTGCCCACTGATTAGGTGTTGCCATTTATAAATCATTCCTTTCTTATTTGTGTTAAATTTATATCTTAATAACGTTAGCCCAATTAATATCAGGCAACTTTATTTTCGATTGATCTACGTTTCCTGTGTAAATACCAGTTGTAATTTGGTAGTAATTATCTATCAATCCTAATCGAAAATACATATCGTATAATTGATAGATTGTTAGACTTAATGTTTTTTCAATACCGTGTGTGCGACAAGAAACAGCAGATAGAATACTATGAAGATTGATTTTTTCTTCCTTCTTAACTGATTTCGCTGCTAATTCGCGTTTCTTACGCATCTTTTCCCAAAATGATTTTACTTCATCATCTGCATATACAATTTTTTCTTCCTTCTTCTCCTGAATAAAGTTGCCAATCTTAGCTACTTTCTTAATCATCATCCATTTCTCCTCGGTGAAAACTGTATCCTCACGCAATTCATCGAAATAGATAACTCCTTCGTCCGTAACTTTCATTTCCTTATTCAAGAAAAGTTTAAAGGCTTTTGTTACTGTGTCACGGAAATAATGGTCATAAAAAATAGAAGTCACAAAGACTTCTAAGTCAGTATACTCATCAATTCCATCACGATTATTCAAGTAATCTTTGTTGAAGAGTAGCATTGACAAATACTCATTATGTTTACTTTCACCCATCCGAATAATCTCACGAACAGTAGGTAACTGAAACTGACCAATTCCAACATCAATAGGCTCATTTGCTAGTAGTCTTAAATGAATATCTGAATCTATCATTTCTTAAACTCCACAAAATCATATTCAAACCGATACGCCACATGTTGACTAGGTGTTCTTCCAATTGTCCTACGCTTCACGAAATCCATCTTCCAACTACCAGTCACATATTCCATAGCAAATAACTGTTTCAGCCTATCTTCAATCCTAGCCGAACGGAAATCACCATTCTCGAAATCAACATGACAAAACACATCAAATATGACACTTTGATTTACATACATGTGATTACCTCTGTTGGCATATCCGTCACCAAGATAAACAAACAACTTGCACGATTCCAGATTAGTTAAATCACTTTCTTTAGGAACGAGCATAATCTTGTCATTTCGTATTTCCCACGTTTCGTCAATGTCAAGTAAATTTGGTAATGAAGGGTCTAACGGATCGGGTGTGTTTGATTTTTTGGGTTTATAGTGCAATAGCCTCAACAATTCCTCATCATTCCATAGAACTTTGAGAATATCTTGTATGTTTTTATACGCCCCCATCATTAATCACCCTTTCACCTGTAACGGTTATAACACCTTTACCATTAATCACTCTTGAGTAGTCAATGAATGTAATCTTGTATCTTGATTTGTACATGTCAAATTCTTGGTTTTCTTGTAGACTGTCAGATTCTTGATATTTCAATGTTACCGCTATGCTATCTTGTGGGTTAGTCATTTGGTCAACCATACCTTTGAAGAAGTATCTAGGCTCTACGATGCAAGGCTCTTGTTTGGTAGATTCAACTGTTTCAAATTCAGGTCTGCCATATTCGTCTGTTCCCACTAAGACGGAAGCTTTATTCATTTGGATAGGGAAGGTGGAGTTGCAAAGTTTCATTTCTGCTTTTCTATAAATCTTGTTATCTTCAGGTAATGTAATAATCAACCAATGCAGATCACCTTGTTTTAATACGTTACCTCGTTCAATGTCAGCAATTTGACCAATGACTTGTTTAGTTTCACTGTCAGCATCATGTTTTTGGTAGATTAAAACTCTGGAATTAATGGTTTCATTGATTGTTACATCAAAACCTTCAAAGCCACTTAATGAATGCTCAAGGAGTAGCAATCCATCATGAGATAGTTTTTCATTTGTGTTAGTGTTGTGATAGTTTCTATAATCTCTCATTGTTATCACCACATTCAATGTGTATATGACTTGTTAATTTAGAAATATCAGCACTAACAGTTAATAATACATCTCTGATTTCGGCTAATTCTGGTTCATCCAATAACTTTTTATGAAGATATTCTTCAAGAAGATAAAGTATAGAATTGTTACGCTTACTTAACCTTGAACAGTAACTATATAGACTTTCCATTTCATCAGACTTATCAACTTTTACCTTAATTTCGATCATAAGAAATCACTCTCCATATACATAATTAACGAATCAATTGTTCGTTGTTGTTCTTTTACGGAGGTTTCTAATGATTTCAATTGCGTACCAAAGTTTTTCAAGCCTACATCTTTTGAAAATGGTTGCCATAATGATTCAAAGTATGTCTTTTGATTAATTAAGAATATCAATCGGATATAGTGTACAAGGACTAACAAAAGGTCATTACTTAATTCTTTGTCAAGTGTTTCATTTATATCATCACAAACTACTTCTTCACGTAGACGATTGTTGAAATGCATAACACCATTTCGAATAGTCTCATATATTTTTTCAGGCGTTTGTGGCAAGTCAATATCTGAAACCTTGCAGTTATTTAAGAATGTCTGCCATACTTGATCGTAAGAGGTCATTTTTATTCACCCCTTAATCTTCAAATAGAATATCTTGTTTTACTCCGTACCAATCAGAAATAAACTTTAACTTAGAATTAGCATCTAATTCAATTTCTTTTGCAACGTCAACAAAGAATTTCTTCTCTTGTTTGTTAGTGATTTTGTTTAGTTCTGTCTTCATTTTATTAAAGTTACCTTCGAGAATTTTTATTGCTTCTTCTTTTGTGTGTGAGTTATTGCGGTATTCTTCAACATCATCAATAGATTCTACTACTTCTTTTGCTGTTGGAGTATCCTCGATAATTTTTAATTCGCCATCTCTAAAACACATACTATTCAACAATAAATATTCTACTACTTCAGAAGGTAAAGGCTTTATATCAACTTTAAGACCTTTGCTTCCAGCCCAAATATAAGTTTTTAAACCACCTGTATTAGTTGGATAGTTAACAATATACTGTGATGTTCTTTGTCTTGCTACTTTAATTAATTCTTCCATTTGTCATTTCCTCCTTAGTTATCCTATAGAAAAAGAGAGAGGACTAAGCCTCTCCCAATTCAAATTATAGAGTGATAGAATCGTCTTTCACGTAACCAATAGCTTGACCGAAAATTAATTCGATGTCAGCGTCTTGTACTAACTTAAGTTTGATACGCTCGTCTTCGATATCTTGTTCAGTCATTTGACGTAATCCACCAAATTCAACAACTACGAACGGCTTTTGAGAAACTGAACCAGCAAACATGTAACCAGTGTTTACAGGAAGTTCAACAGCAGTGTTAGCATCATTGATGAATGGGTTTACTAAGTTAACAGCGTCAGTACGAGCAATCTTAGTGATATTTAAAGCTTCACGAAGTTCGTCTTTTACTTTGTCGCTTAAAAGTTCTTTGTAAGTAGCATCAGAAGTTTGTTTCATTGCGAAATGGTCAATTAATAAAGTGTCAGCAACGAATACTGGACGACCACCATAACGAGCAAGAACTGAAGCTAATTTGTTGTATTGTACTAAAGTTGCATTAGTAGCAGATAAAACGTTAGCAGCAGGGATGTCTCCACCTGCAACAGCAGCAGTGATTAATTTGTTAATAGTGTCAAGGTATAAACGAACTTTTGCATTAGCAATATCGTTGATTAAAGTACGAAGACTAGCTTCAGCATCTTGAATCATTCCGAATGGCTCATAGTAGAAACCAGTTGAGAATGTACGAGGCACAGCGATTTCTGACTTTTTACCTTCTACACGCACTAAATCAACGCCTGAACCGTTAGCAGACCAACGAACTTTAGCTTTAGATTTTTGTGGAATTTCATACTTTACAATTTGATCACGAGCAGCAGTTTTAACATCAGCAAAAATGCTAATCATGTCAGTAACGATTGGCTTTGCAATTTCATCAGCTTTTTGAACTACTAAGTTATTGAATTGGTGTAGTAAAGAAGGGTCTGGATTAAAAGAACCATCACCGAATACACGCTTTGCGAATTCTTGAATATCACGACCATCATTTTCTTCCATTTTCCCATTATATACACGAGAGAATAATCCTTTTAATTTATTTGTATCTAGTGCCATTATTAAAAAACCTCCTAATTATAGTATAATTTATATTAAGCTTTTGTTACTTCTAAACGTACGACAGCCTTGCCTAAAGTGTAATCTAAGTCAGCTTCGTTAGAAACTACAACGAATTGAGCAGAAGAAGTTGCATAGTCAGCATGAGGTGTACCAGCAGCAGAAAGAATAAATTTCTTAGTAGTTACATCAAAGTGAGCAACTTGACCAACTGCAACAGCAGATTGTCCAGCATTTAATGAGAATGCAGAAGTGTCAAAACGAGTATAACCCGGCTCTAAAACTACGATTCTAGCAGCTTCTCCAACAGCGTTGTAGAAATCTACCATTTCTTCACCCATGTAACGTGCTTCTGGAGATGCGATTAAATATGCTTTGTTTCCTTTTGCTGCTAATTGCTTTGCAGTACGTTCACCTTCAGCGTTAAACCCAAGTTCAACAAGTGTAAATTGGTCAACGTCTGATCCTACGATAACTGCACCGTGAGCAACAGTTTTAACCTTTAAATTCGATAGATTTCCAACCTCGTGATTTCCACGCTCTGTTAGAGTTTTTAATTGACGAGTAGCCATTTATAAATTCCTCCTTGATATTATTGTTTTTATAGTGAATATCTGCTTTCAAAGTCAATGTCAACCGGAATTAATTTTTCACGTTTGTTGGCCACTTCTCTGATAACAGCGTCTTCAGTATTTGATTCTACAGAAACTTCCACTAACTCTACTAACATAGAATTAAGTTGAAGTACCGCTTGTTTACCATCTTCATTTTCATAAACTGCTTTCTTAACTAATTCTTGAACTTCTGCAGAATCAAACTTTTCAGCAGCTTTTAAAGCAGTAAACTTCTTTGCATAAAACTCTTTCTTTTCGTTTAATGCTTTCTCGAAGTTTTCTTGATCAACTTGTTCTTTGAAAGGTTTTAATTCTTCAACCACAGAGTTCAATTGAACAAGTTTGTCAGTCGCCTCATTAAGTTTAGTTAATAATGAATCATTTTCAGTTGTTAAAGAAGTTACTTTTTCAGTTAATTCATTTATTTGATTTTGCAGTTGAGTTAATTGATCATTTTCTTCAACGACTTCTTCTTGAGATTGTTCTACAACCTCTTCAACTGATTCTTCAATTGTTTCCTCGACTGTTACATCTTCGACATTAGTTTCTTCTACTACTTCACTAACTTCTTGAATTACTTTCTCATCTTCCACTGTTTCACCTTCTTTACTAGCGTCTTGGTCAATAGCTTGTGCTACCAATTTTGTAAGTTTTGATACGTCATAAGCAGGGTAAACCTTTGAGTGATTTCCTCTAGATTCTGAATTTAATAGACAATGACCTTCGTATACATATGAAAGAATTTCTTCTATTCCATCTTTAACTGCGTAACTGTCGTATAAAATCTCCATACTTGAAACAACATCAACACCTGAATCAACCCATTCTTTCAATAAACCAATTACATTAGGAAATCTAGATGCCCATAAAATACCTTTACCAGCAACAACTTCTTTTTGATTTCCGTTTTCATCAGTAATAGTTGTGATGTAAGCATCCTCATTAAACACACCAATTGGAACAGTATTTAACCCAACCATTAAATCTCCAGTATCTCTATCCTCATCAATATAAACTTCATGAGAACCTAAAGCATCGTCTTTCGCTCCAGCCTCAGAAACAGAGTAGTATTTTGCAACAATAGGCATATCCTTAAGGGTATGTAATGTTTTATGTGCAGTTTCTTTGGATATAAAAGCTTTATTATGACTTACTTCAAAATCATGAAGGATAAACTCACAATCTTTTCTTGTAGGATTGTTAGAATCGGTAATTGAATTCAACTTAATGTCGAATAAATGTCTCTTCTTATCCAATTTCTCACCTCCTTCAGAGGACATTTTTCATTAAGTTGGAGTACTGTTTCCGTCAGTTGTTTTGGATTTAATAGTGTTCTCATTATCAGAATTATCCTCAGATGGTCTACCTGCATCTTCACCATTCATAGTGAAAGAACTTTGATAAGGTTTAATCTTTTCTTGTAATTTGAGTTCTTCAGTTTCATAAAGAGTTTGCTCAAGATAAGACTCCCACGAAACACCTGCAATATTATCAACGACATGTTTAATTGACCAACCTTTATCATTAAGTTTAGAAAGAATATCAATCTTTTCCTTAAGAGTAAGAGGGGTTTCCTTGTCATATGTCATATAATAATTATCTCTTTGGTTACTAGGTAATATTAAGTTAATTAACTTTTGGTATATTTCTTGCTCAATATCTTCAAGCATTACTGCAATCCGTTTGTAAATAGTATCTAAATTAAGTTTAGCAGTGGCGAAATTTCCACCTGTACCATTTAATATTGATCCTGAAATACCATAAGCAGATTGAATATCACCATTGATATGCTCGAACTTTTTACCATCTAAACCATCCGTCTTAACATCAGGAAATTCAATCTTTGCAAAATCAGGTATAGAAACAACGGTGATTCCATTTGAGTTATTCTTTTCTAAAGCTGATTTAACTCCACTATGAACTTTTTGTTTTACTGGTTTAGGTAGTTTCATATTAGAATAGTCATTGTTTTTATCACCAGTACCAATATGACCAATAGTTAAAACTGCAACAGCGTTAATAATCTTATTTGCTATTGAACGTTCTACATCTTTAAGTTTCTTCTTATGAAGAACATCATATAATCCGGGAGTTACCCAAGAAGTACCTAAGCCTTGATTTCGTTTAAGAGTGCCTGTTCGTAAGACAAATGTTCTGTCTTGTGGTAATTCCTTATACTTATACTTTTTTCTATCACTCTTGTAATTTTGAAAATCAGTTTCCTTAATATAAGGGGAGAGGTTGTCGAATTGAGATTTTCTATAATCATCACTCATTGTAGAAAAATACTCCATATCGACTACACATACCCAATCACCATTTCTACGAAATGCAGGGAATACAAGTTTTACATCATCAAAGATATAAGGATACGGATTCGATTTAGCACCTAACCAAATTCCAACAAGTGTACCAGCAGTTGCATTTTGTTTAAGTGTGTCTCTAGTCAAACGCTTGTGTTTAACCTTGTGCAAGGCTTTATTGATAATACCAATATATTTATCATTACTTTTCGGCTTATCAAATGAATCAATTTTATAATTCAAAGTAGGGAGAGCTTCAATCAATTCAAACAATTGATGAATTTCTGCCGATGAAATGTAATAATATTGTGCCAAGTCCTCGATTTCTTTTTGGAATTCGTCAGGATTGGCAAAGTATTCTTTTAATTTTTCAGAATCAACTTCATTGATAATTCCTTGTGAGAAAATCTTTGAAATGAATCCATCTGCAAATGATGATATATATTCTTTATAATCATTTGTTGCACGTAAATATTCTTCTGATTCAGTATCAACTGTTATTATTTCGTTCATTGTTTCACCTCCTAGAAGTAAACTAAGTCATCTTCTATGTCATAATTATCTTCACTTTGTAGGTTTTCACCCTCAAGTATCTTAGCTAAGTAGTTAGCAAAACTCAAACTACTATATCTATCTTTTCGTTTACCTGATTTTTCTTTAATCTTAATGAAACCACCAACAATTTCGTGTTCAAGGTTAACTAATTCATTTACAAGTAATGTAGTTTGAAGGAAAGGTAATTCCATTTGAACTCTATCTTCAACTGAAGCATCTTGATAACTTTTTTTATCAGACAAGAAATCTCTCGCTTCAATTTCGCTTATCATTAACTCGATATTTGAACTTTGTAAATTCACACGTAACGAAGTTGCCATTTCATGATTCAATCTGTTACCAGCTTTAATTGAAAAAACAACTGGCAGTGGATTTGGATTTTTTGCTCTTGATCTCATTTCATCATCATTAAAAGAACACCAAGCATCATATTCAACATCACGTTGGTCATCATAGTTAATTTTAACTAGAGCGTCATAAATAGACATACCGTTACCGTGACAGTCAAGAGCAATATAACTAGCCTGAAAATCTTCGAATATTTGCTTTATACGAATTGCCTGATCATCAGTGTGATTACCTTCAATAGTTTCAATATAAGCAACTTTTCTAATGTACTTGTCACCATTAGGAATTAATCTTAAGCAAGTTAATACAGTAGCATCGTTTGCGTTACCGCCCATTAGGGCTATATCGACACCTATGATCCTAACTTCACCATCTTTTAATTTTTCCTTCCTTTTGTTTTTCCTATTTGCATAATCTAAATTTGAAATAGGGTAGAAGGGGTTTTTAAGTTTTCGGTTTTTAGTGATGTCTTCTAATTTAAAAATGGCATTTGAATTCTGACCATACATTAAATTTTCATACTCCATTAAAAATGAAACCTCGTCAAAGTCAGAACTTTCTTTTTCCTTCTCAATACGTTTTTTACTTAGTAATCCATGATGAATAGAAGTTAGATAGTCCAAGGAGAAGAATGCAACATCTTTACCTTTTAACATCATATCTCTAGCAGATTGCATTGACTTCCACATCCAATGTGATGTGTAATAAGCCGAAGAAATGTACAACTCAATATTCTCTTCTGTTAAATGACTGTACTCTTCTTTTTTCAAATAAGGAGGCTGTCTAAAAACGTTAAGGAAAGGCTTTAGTACTGTATTAAGTATAGTTTCATCAATCATACGGAACTCTTCTAGTATTAAAATATTCCCACGATAACCCCTTGAATTTTCACTTGATGTTACAGCTTCAATAGTTGATCCATTGTGGAATATAACTGTAGCATCATTCGATGAACTTTTTATTTGCTTAATTTCTCTCGCTAAGTTAGGGTACTGCATTAATTCTTTTTCTATCTTTTCGGTGATTATCAGCTTGGCCTGTTTTTTAACACCTGAAGCAATTATTACTTTTGTGTTTGGGTATAGTACACATCTAGCACATGCAAAGATTGAAATCATGAAACTTTTCGATAATCCACGAGCTGCAACAATCATTACAAAAGTATTAAGATTCATAAAGTACAAGAGTATCTTTTGAAAGAAGAACAGTTCAATTCCAAAATAGTGATCAATGAATCTATGGATGTTCAATCTATAGAATGTTGTCCATTTTTTCATTTGTAATCTCATTCGTTCGTTTTTACTCAAGTTTTCTTTTACTTTACTAACATTAGTTGGTTTTTCTAATTGATTCTGACCCTTGGAGTTTTTATTTCTATTAACTTCGAAATTTTGTATTCCAGCCATCTAATTATCATCCTTAACATCAAAGTCTTTTGAAATGTTAAAAATATTTTTAAATGGACGAACGAACCACTTATCAATATACTTTTTAAATTTATCGTAATCTTCATATATTGGTTTGTTTTCAAAATACTCACAAGGTTCATCTTGCTCAACAATTTTTATCCACAATCCATAAGTGGATAATCCTTTATCGTCATTCGCTCCAGAAGATTGAATAGGTTTAATATTACCGTCATTGTGAAGTTTCGAAGATAACTCCATTAAATCTTTGAAATTCTTAGTTTGACCATTAGCCAATTCTTTTTCTGCTTGTAAATGAACTTTTGCAATATTCTTATATAAGTTAATTTGTACTGGAGTGTCCGTAGCGTAACTGTTTTCATACTCTCCATAAAAATTCTCTAAGTATTCATATTCATTATCCTCAAACACCCCCCATTTCTTTCTAAGGGAGCTGTAATCTTCATATTTTACAATATTAGAAGGGGAAGAGTTTTGGGTAATAACTTTACTATTTTTATGTCCTTCAAAATCACTGTCATTCCATGTCATATGCCTGAAATCTTTAGCGTTAACAAGTTTGAAATATTCACCTACAAATGCATTGTTTTGAATTGCTGATTCATATAAGTGTGTAATGAAAGGCTTATCAAATTTCCTTAGCATATCCATGAAAGATTCCGCATCATTTTCTTTTACAGAATCTTGGACACATTGTTTACATACATGCATTCTCCCTGTGTGACTATGAAAGTGAGAGAAGGAAGTGTAAAAATCTTTTGTTGAATCTTTATCTTTACCGCAGCAAGAACAAGTAATCTTTTCTGAAGTTGTTTTAATTACTTTCTTTTTACTCATGTGGTCGTCACCTCGTTATATTGCGACCATTTAGTTAAAGAATTATTTAGATTAACATTTCTTTCATACACCCAAAATGTTCTTTGAGTACTTTCATTCAAACCTTTGTGTAAAAACTTAATTCCATGTTCAGTAAGGAAGTTTTTTAAGTTTGGGCTGTAGCAGTAAAACAAATAATTTCTTTTCATAATGATCATCCTATTCTATTTAAAAGAGTTAAATTATAATTGAGAATCCCTTTAATTGACACTTATTATTGAAAAACAAAGTAAAAGGGGAGGGGAAACTTTGTGTATAAGTGTCAATCAAAAGAATTCTGCATAATAAAACCCCTCTAAATAATTGGATAATTACCTAGAGGGGTTGGTAGATTTTATTTAGTTTTAAATTAATTCATCAAACAATTGATACTTTGTAGATTCTTCTAATCCAATGTACCAATCTGAAACTTTTTCTTGATGTTCATCTAAGATTTCTTGAGTGATCAGAGATTTAGCAATAATATAGTCATCATAAAGTTTCTGTAGTCTGTCATACTCTTTATCAAGTCGCTTAACCTCTTGACGAGTACCGTGAGCACCGCCACGTAATTCATGATAAAGAAGAGTAGCATATTTCCCTAAATGTTTTTTCGCACCCGATAAGTAAATAGGTAGTGCCATACTCATTGCGTAGCCTTCGACATATGTATAAACAGGTGTTTTGGAATTCTCAATAGTAGAAACTAATTGCCAACCATCATAAGCACTGCCACCATAAGATGTAATGTGTAAATGAATTGGTCTGCGTTTTTCAACTTCAATTCCTTCATCTTCTTTATTAATCTTATGAATCAATGGAACAATGCCTGAAATTGTGAATGAACTAATGTCCTCATTCAGATAAATCACTCTATCTTTAAATAATTCCTTTTCAACTTTATCCAACAGTCCACTTGTGAATTTTTCATCTTCTAATAAGAAATCCATAATTCATCCTCCTTAGTATAAATAATCTTGCAGGAAGATAGCGGAGAGACTGACTCTCATATCAATTTAAAATTATTGTATAATTAATATTAATTTAAAACAAAATTATAACTTATTGTTCTGCCTTTACCTTCTTCGAATATAGATAAGTTCGCTCCAGCTTTAGCACCAGTCATCAAACTGTCACTGTACTCATCTGATCCCATAATAGAATCCAATTGAATAGTTTCAATGTTATGAGTATCTGTTTCACCAACCGTTAAAGAACTACCATGATGGAAATGTGACACATAAAGGAAATCGAAAAACTTACGTTTCATCATCGAAATGTCCTTTATTGCATTCTTTTTACCTTTTAATTGATGTCCATGACAAGCTGCAATATTAAAACTCAATAATTCGAAATCGACAATTCCTTCATCATAAAGTGGTACATCAATTCGTTCGTTATCTTTCAACATGTCATGTATGTATACTGCAATTATGCGTTCAACGTCTTCTTTCGGCATTTCACCACGACTTGAACCATGTAAACGTAATTCTGTATGATTTGCAGAAGGTATATGTACGTACCTAACTTTTACATACTTAGATAATTCTTTTAGCCATTCCACTTTATATCTCGAATATTTAATTACCTGATCTACGAATCCGTATTGTAATGCTGTAAGCTGACTAACTCTTAGAGCCATTCCTTCAACACTATCTGCACCATTCAGAACAGTCAGTTCATCTAACTTTTCTTTCTTAATCACTGCAATAGCATCAGAAAGAAGTTTATTCATGCGTTCAAGATATATTTTCTCATTGTATTCATTGTTTTCGCTCACAAATTCTTTACCGAAATGCTCGTCCCCGAAACCTAATATTGCACCACGTTTACCATCATTGGTTTGCAATGGTTGAAAAGTAGGGGAGGGTAGACTGCCTATTTCTTCAATCTTCTGTGACACAAACTCAAACAATAAATCTTTTCTTGATTTCTCACGAGCGATTTTCTTATATTCACCACGGATTGCTTGGAGCTTATTTCGTTCTTCAAGTAATTCAATTTTCTTTAACTCTAATTCATTTAAAACATCATCAGATAGAATATTATTTGTTGATTGTTGTTCAACGTATGATTCATATTCATATATCCCATAAGCTGTTTTTCGTAAATGGTCTGGACTGCACTCAAGCTCCAACAAATCTCGAATTTCTACCCAATCTAAATCAATTTCTCTATTTAACTTTAATTTTATTAATCTTAATTTCCACTCGAAGTTAGTCTCATTAGGTTTACGGTCATGTAATTGAGTCATAGGCTATCTCCTATTCTTCAATATCTTCGAATGTGTCTTCTTGTTTAATTGCTATTGATATTTCTTGACCATCTTTAGCAATCAGAGCAAGTATATCTAATATATTCGTTTCTTCACCGTCTTTTGTTCCGATGATTGTTTGAGTTTCTGAATTGTATAACCCTTTTTCATTAAACCCTTTAATTGTTTTTGTGAATTTCTTTGCCATTTTATTTCCCCCTTGTGAATATCCTCTTGTATCTAAATTAACTCTGCCAAACTCGCAATCTCTGACCTTTCAGTACGATCAAAAGTAACTACTCCGAATAATTTATTACCTTTAAGTTTCTTCAAAGTATTAATTGCACTATTAGATTTGAAAGACTCTTTATCCACTTGTTTTATGTCACCATTTAGGTATAAAGTTGAATTTTTCCCGATTCGTGAAAGTATCATTCTAGCATGGTCTCCAGACATGTTCTGGATTTCTGTACAATATACACCGCAATTTGTATAACTGCGTCCACGAATACTCTCGAAATGTTGAATTTCAATCTTGCCTTTTTCAATCAACATTCTAAATCCGTCTTCTCCACCTAAAGCATCAATAAATGGAGCAGCAAGATTAATCATTTTTTCTAATAAATCCCCCGGTAAGTAACCAGTTTGACCAGCATCCTTAAGAGGAACTATATTTCTAATGAATACAATCTTATCAATTTCTTCCTTCTGTAAGGATTGCATTAAGTGAGCCACCATCACATAATCTTTACCAGTACCTTGTGAACCTAGTAGAAGTTTCACACCTATATTCTTATTTTGTAACATATCGAACGCAATGGACTGTTTGATATTCAATGGTTTTGTTTTACCCATAAACATATCTTCAGTAGCTTTGTATTTCAATTTAACTAACTTTTCACCATCGAAACGAAAAGTGTCAATAGATTCATAACCATTCATAATTCCTAAACTATTATAAGTAGGTTTACTTTTATCCCAAATAGCTAAATATTCATTCTCAACCATTTCGAATTGATCAGTAACATTATGTTGATAAATATGAGCTAGTGCTAGTTGGCTTTCAACGGTATCATCAATGTACAAATCTTTTATTCCTGTATATTTAGTGTGGTCTTCGATTTTCTCGTTATTTAAATCAATTACTTCAAGTCCAAATCCTTCTGCTTTGTACCCTAACAACACATCATTAGTTATAATTCCATATTGATTACTAACACACGCAGCAAGAATGTTATTATCTTGATATGAATCATCGTAATCAGCACCTAATTCAAAACCATTGTAATCTTTAACATCGAATATGAAATTATCTTTATTGTCTTTTATGTATCTAACTGCTTTCCTTGCACGAAAAGCTAATTCATCATTATGTGAGGACTTGTGTTTATCTAGTTCCCTTAACGTGTGAGACAGGAGAACTATGTTGTAGCTTTGTAGACTTTCAAGCGAATCAAGTAAGACATTAGTATCAGCTACAAATTGTTTTGTCATATTTTTGCCCCTTTAAGATTATTTTGGGATGACAGGGGAGAGGGGGGAACTGCCATCCATAGATTTGTTTCACATGAAACATTCGTATAATTAATAATAGGATTTTACCCCTACACCTAATATAAATAGATAAACCTTAAAAATTTAGATATTTTTACAATTTACTACATTTTATACAAGTGTTATGAAATCCATCTTTAGCGTCCTTCTTTTTGTAGAAGTTTCTTTCATTTAGTATTTTATTTTCCTCGCATTTTTTACATTGTTTGTACTTACCTTTAACTCTGTATGTATAAACCCATTCCTCATAAATGTCATCATGCTTATTAGTTAATTTCTTAGGGATAACCTCACTGTATATCCTAACTAAGTTGCTTTCTTTTAAATCCATCTCATACTTACTATTAATCTCTAAGCAAATATCCTCACCAGTCATCTTATCAATCTTGTAGATTAATATATCTTTCTCATATGGCTCTAAATCACTCTTATCCACTAAATTTTCAAACTCATGAAGTAGAATCCACAAATCCGAATCAGGTTTATCCCATACTCCTTCTTTTAACTCAGCATAATTATCCATCAATGCAAATAGATGTTGGGGATTATTCAACTCAATCTTATTCTCGCTAATCTCTACATAATCACCTTGCTCATTGACATATCCAGTATCACAATCCAAGTCATAGACAGGTGAGCCCTTATCTAATTTCTTGAAATAGATTGTTCCACGGATTCTGTCCTTAATCAATGGCAAATCTTTTTGCAACTCTGAACGAATTCTCTTCAACATTTGTAAATAGTTATCTCCATGTTTTCTTGCTATTTTATCTTGCATTATAAACTGTCTTTCTTTAGATACTCCTTTTACAAATCCTAATGTTTCATTAATCATTTCTAAAAACAAAGCATACTCATTCAATTCTGGATATTCCATTCTGTCTTTTGCCGTAATTGTCTGTTTAGGTATAAGTCGAACATTCTTGTCTTTCCTTCTTGCTTGATTTTGGAAATCTACATCTACTATCTGGCTTTGTATTTTCACTAAATCTTCGGATAGTCCAATCGCACCGCTTTGTTGCTTTGTTTTGTAATACGATAACGTATCGAGTTTATCCTGTATTTCTTTATCTTTAGAATATTGGTTGTTATATTTAGCAAAATCTATGTAATAGGAAAATCTCAACAACAATTTACTTATTGGATCAGATTCAGATAAGAAGCTGTTCTTTGTTTTAATTTGTTTCATTCTAAAACCATCTGACGAAAAGTACTTACTCAATGTTCCATCTTCATTTAACTCATTTAAAATATCCCAAACCAACTTATTCCTATCCTCAGCAAACTCTAAATCATAGTCCAACTTCTTTATCCCACTAGTAATGTATTTGTTGATATCTATATCTACATTCCATTTCTCACTCAATATGTAATCCTCCTCTGTTCAGGGTTCACTCCCCTCTATATGATTTTTTCATTTCATTCACTAATTGCTTATATGTATAATTGTTTTTACTTAACTTATTTTCCCACTGATATTCTTCATAAAGTTGTTCTTCATCTTCACTTGCTAACCCATCATGAATTTTCTCTTCAAGATAGGAGATCACCTCACTTCTCCGAAATTGTACTTTCATGTCGTCACCTCCAATCTGCTAAAATATGAATCTATATAAACGACATAATTTCGAGATAAAGCACTTGCTATATTAATCTTAAGTGTAGTAAACTATGAGTTTACCTGTTATCTTTATTATACTAAGTTAATTCATATTAGGCAACCTATGAAATTGTAAAATTACAACTTTTATTGTTATTTTACATATTTTTGGTATCAGGACTTGCATATAGAGAATATATCTAGAGCAAGTAAGATTTTCAAAGATATTCATTGCTCCACGTAGATATTTGAATATCCACGAGAATCTTCAAAAATCCTAAAGGAGTGGTTAATGGTGAAAGGTTATTTCGAAGCGTTAGTTGAAAGTTTGTCTCAAGAGGATTTATTGTTTCTGAATGAGTTATATTCTAACGATGCTACAAGTAATTACAAGTCGATTTCAAAGGATTCTATAATGGAAAAAACTAATCTAACTCAAGCTGCATTTAGAAAAACAGTTACTCGGATGGAAGTAATTAACTTTGTATTTGTGAGCAGAACACAAAAAAGTCCGATGTATTCTTTAACTGATTGGGGATTAGTGGCTATTAATAAGATTGCGGAAGGTGTGAATGTAGAATGAATTTATCTGTTTTGGCAGTCGGGCAAGCAGGCGGAAATATAGCTAATTTGTTTTCTGAAAAAGGTTATAATGCTTTAGTTATCAATAGTTCACAAAGAGATTTAGAAACTTGTCATAATATTGATCCGAAACATCGTTTACATTTAGTTAATAGTGAGGGGGCTGGAAAGGATAGAGAAGAGGCTATTCGACTTATATCTAACAATTGGGAATCCTGTTTATCCTTTGTAAGAGAACACTTTTCACAACCTTCAACAGAGTTAATATTCGTTATATTCTCATGTGGAGGAGGTACTGGTAGTGGTTCATCTCCATTATTGCTTAATATTTTGACGAATGAATTAGAAAACAAAACAATAGTCGCATGTCCAATCCTTCCTAGCACAAATGATTCCATCCTTGCACACATCAACACCTTAGAGTGCTTAGAACAACTATCAGAACTAGATATTTGCATTGTTCCGATTGATAATTCCAAGGCTGAATCTGATAGTAAAAATCAAATATACAAACAAGTCAATAATACCTTCGTTGATTTAGTGGATACAATTCTCAAGCAGACCGAATTAAACTCACAGTACGGTAATCTGGATAGGAAGGACTTGTTGAATCTATTTAAGACACCCGGTTTTTCTTGTTTATCTCATGTAGACATTACTAATGCAAACAAATCTATATCATTAACATCTGATTCAATCACTCAAGCAATCACAGATTCATGGAATAGTTCGATCATTACTACTCCTTCATATGAGAAAATCATTCGGTTTGGATTAATTTTCAATGGTCAAGAGAGTTTTATGCCACTAATCAAAACTAAGAAAATACTAAGTGATTTCGGGAATTTACCATTGGATATTTTCGAAGGAATGTATACTCAAAACAAAGGTGACATCTATACGATTCTAACAGGTTTAGCGTTCAATACAGACCGATTAAAGCAGATTGAATATAAGACTACCCATGAAACCGAAAGCCTTCAGAATGCACTCTCAAGTAGCCACAGCATATC